CATGATTCTTCTTTCATAATATGTCCAAGTTCGGCATATTCTCCGTTATTCCATAGATCAGTTAATTTTACGTATTCAGTATTCATTTTGTATATATATTTGTGATTGATAAAATTGAAGTCTGGCAAAAAACCAAAAGAATGTCAATACTTTTTTTACGTGTACCCATAGATATGGATGAGAAAGTTATTAATTATTTAATAGTAAAAAACTTGGAAGACGAGGATTTTACAACTAACCCTTATTTGAGAGTAAGGACTGCATATATACTTGCAAAGAAAGAATATTTAAAAATGTCGGCGGCTGAGATAACACAAATCAAAAGAGAACTAGAGGAGAGAGAAAATGAAAGATATAATAAAGAAGAATAATAAATTATCTTGGGCTTTGTCGTTATGCTTAGTCGGAATTATAAGTCTATCTATGGTAGCGTGTAACCAAGTAAACCTAGAGCAACTCAAGGATATTCCAGAGATAAAAAAAACTGAAGCGAGAAAGGTATCGCAAAAAGATTTTGCATATCATTTTACTACGCAAAGATCATTTAACTCTGTACCCATGAGAGTACCAACAGATATTAAATTAGTACTTTGGGACTCAAGATATGACGAAGTTGATTATTACTTCTTTAGGAAATTCAATAATTGGTTTAATAAATTATTATTTGAAAATGGATTAATGTCATTAGGAGAAGGAGGTGAAGCTCTTGATTGCGAAAACTACGCAATGCTTTACAAATCGACAATTAGCTTGGCAAGCTTTAAAAGCGGAACAAAGAATGAGCTTGCAGTAGGAATTGTGATAGTTAGGCAAGTTAATGAATTTGCAAGAATTCCTGCAACAGGAGGTCTTCATGCTGTTAATTTAGTTCTTGCGAGTAATGGATGGTATATATTTGAACCGCAAACAAATGAATTTATATTATTAGAAAACTACCCTAACCAAGAATATATTCAATACATAATATTCTAAGCCTTGGATTTCCAGCGTAATATTTGCTCGCATAAATAATATAATTCATCAATTAATAAATCACCTTTTGCTTGATTAGCTTGTTTAATACAAAGACCTAAGTTATCTAAATCGTTTGTGCCTCCTCTTGACGCAGGAATTATATGATCTAAATTGTAAGTTTCAGGTTTATCTAAATCTATAGGTTTACCTGTCAAGTAGCATATTGGATTATTTCCAAATTTATCAATCACATCCTGACAAGTATAATTTCTTGATATGCTATTAACTATAGTATTTGTCTTATTTCCTTTTGATTTCGAGCGCCTTTTAAATGTTTTTACTTTTGCTCGGAATAATTTATAATTTGCGCGGGAGCATCGTGTTTTAAAACTAGAAACTTTTTTGCAAATTGGCTTTCTTTTCTTTATGTCATTCTTGACTCTTTTCTTTTCGTTTCCGTTTCCGCAATGATAAGAAATCGTAGATTTTGAACAACCAAGAATTGACTGTATTTCTCCGTAGCTTTTTCCCTTCGCTCGAAGCTTTAAAATTCTATCTTTACGATCAGTGTTATTTAATTTGCGCATCATCCAATATTTTAAGGCAATTTTTAATTGTGCGAATATAAGTAAGATTGAAGTTACTTTCTTTCATACCTAAAGCTTTTCTTGCTTCAAGCCTAGAACTTCCGCTAAGAATGCGACTAAAAACTTTTGATTGCTTTGGTGATAATTTGGATTCTAATAATTTAATATTATTAATTCGATTAGTAAGCTCTTCTTTTAAGATAATTTTTTCTACCGATGCTTCTTCTTGTTTGTCGTAAAATTGACCAAGATTTGCAAAACAATCTTCTTTTCTTCTTTTAAGAGTAGAAAGGTATTTTTTGATTTGAAAATTGCAAATTTTAAAAGCCCAGCCATGAAAACTCTTATTTGCATCGAATTGATTCATTTTTTGGCATAATATTAGAAGTGTGTTTTGAACGACATCCTCCGCATTTCCTGCACCATAAATTTTTGACCTAGTATAATTTAAAAGTGGGCGGCGAATTAATTCTACTTTTTTATAGTAGTCATTTGATTGGTCTATTATTTGGCGGTCAGTCATTCGATTTTGTCAATTGTTAAGTCTAGACTATTATTTGGGTTTTTATCAATTATAATATGGACAGATTCATTCTCGTCCTGAAATAATATTTTATAAATAGCATCTGTTATTTGAGATAAATCCGTATCTGGATGAAAAGAACCTGGGTAATATTCGGGATCATTGTTCACTATATCCAAGATCTTTTGAAGTTTTTTTATAAGATCTTTACTTGAATTATTTGGCTCGTATCCTTTTCTAAAGTTAATCATGGAAGTATTATTCTGTCTATATCGTTTTCTAGTTCTAGATTATCCCAATATTCGTGATCGTATTGGCTATATTTAATATCTTTAAATAAAATTAAAACCCTGTGAGGGGCATTTGATTTGATTGAGTAGCCGACTGCGAGCCCGTCAGGAACTCTACCGCCATTAATGTATTCAAAGCATTCATCATATCCATGTTCAGAATAGATTATTTGCTCAGAACTAATTTCCATTCTTAGGCGTTCCTACTGTTTCCAATAAATGATTATAATTTTTATCTGATTCATCGAGTAAATCAAGTGCTTGGTGGAATAATTTATAGACCTCTGCATCTTTTTCCTGCTTGCCAAATTGATCAAGGGCAGCGTGATAACCATCCGCATAATCATATATATGTTCCCCCTTTATTGATGCAATCATAGCATGTTGCTGACCATTTAAATAACCTGATTGATACTGAGATTCCTTTGAGCTATCTAATTCATTCATTAAATCTAATATTTGGTCGGTTTTGACTGAAGATGTAAGCCGATATTGATCTTGCATCAACTCCAAAGTACCTATCTTATTTAAAAGATTCGTGCAAAAAAATCCAACTAAAACCAAAACGGAAACCCAAATTAAACGTTCAAAATTATTCATGATTGTGTATATTATTATTATAGTTATGAAAAAAGGAGAGGTAAAACAAAAAATTAGCGCTGATTATATATTGTATTTGTACGATAAAGCTAAAAAATTAAAAAGTAAAGAAAAAAAAGCCGCTTTATTAAAGCAAGTTAAGATATTGAGTCAACATATCGGTGAATATATAGTTAAGCCTCTTGATTCAGAATAGTGCTTTTATCCTCCCATTTGTCTGCATAGGGATTATACTTCTCAACAGACAATGTTTGTACATGTAGTTCGTGCTTTTCTAGCATGGCTAGATGGAAATTTAAAGCGTCTTCAGCATTCTCTGCATTATAATAGTGGTAGCTGTCTTGCGTTGAGTGATATGCTCCCGCATTATATTTAATTCTATATTCGAATAGCTTTGGGTTGTTAGTATTCTCCTTCTTCATATTTGAACTCATGGTAGATGTTATTAAATAAATAAAGATCGACTACATTATTATGTGCCCAATCTACTCCTACAGGTTCACCCTCAGGAACAACTTCATCGGAGTCTGTATAAAAAAACTCGGCGTGATCACTAGCTAATACTACTTCTAACTGATTCATAATTATTCAAAAATTTTCATTTGATCGGGATGATCAATATGTTCTGATTCTACTATATCTTCTACTGCTTTGTCAACACTTTTTTTGGTACGCAACCAATTTCTTTGAGCCATGCGGACAACAAAGCGCATGAAAGCAAATGAATAAACTTTATTTAATTCAATTGTTGTATCTTTATTAGATAATGTAAACGACTTAGTCTCTTCATTATACTCAAAGATTGCATTCTTTAATTCTTTTTTGATTATCATTTGCCATACAATATAGCAAAAATAAATAGTCAAGTCAAGAATTATTTTAAAATTTTACAAGAAACAATAAAAAAAGGGTTAAGTAAATTCTTTTTATTATATTCTAATGGCTGACTATTTTCTGCAATACAGACATCTGCACCACTCTCTTCTGCAATGATTTGCGGTGCACAAGTATCCCACTCCATAGTAGGCCCAAACCTAGGATATATGTGGGCTTCGCCCTCTGCTACTAAGCAAAATTTTAATGAACTACCTATGTTTAAGGTCTCAACCTCGTGATTCTTTTTTAAATTATTAATAAATTCCTCTGTCTCTTCGTTTAAATGAGACTTGCTTGCAACTATTTTAATTGGTTCGCCTTGCGGGTTATAAGAGTATTTGGCGTAAATTGGTTTGCCGTTTTTAAAAGCACCCCGATCTTTTATAGCGAAGTATTGGTCTTGCTTCTTGGGGCAAGCTACATAACCGAATACAGGCTCTGACCCTTTACATAGGGCGATATTGATACAGAAGTCATCCCCACCCTTTACGAACTCTTTTGTGCCGTCTATGGGGTCTATAAGCCAATAATAATCCCATTCAGAGCGTTCTTCGTAATCGATTTCTTTATCTTCTTCCGAAATGATATTGGTTATTTCTGTATTTGCAAATAAAAATTCTCTTATTCTTTTATTAGAATGAAGATCAGCTTCTGTTAATGGGCTTTTGTCGTCTTTTTGTAAAGTTTCGAAGCCGCGCTCTTGTATTTGGCAAACTTCTTTAGAAAGTTCGGCGCCAAAAATTAATAGTTTATCAATAAATTGTTTATTTATTATGTCTTGTCGTATCATTTCCATTTGAAACAGATTTTTGATCTGAAAATTTATCCAAAGCGCATCTAATGCTTGTACTTCCAGTTTTGGGAATAGATATTGATATAAATTTATGTTTATGACTAATTCTCATAATTCATTTATACTTTCATAAAAATATGATGTCATCCAATCATTTGATTGAACGATTCTGCAGAAATTAAATTCAGCCATTCTTTTCTATTATTGTCGAAATTTTCAAAAGTTAATTCTTGTGATTCTTGATTGATTAAAGTTTGTGATCCGCGAGTAATAACTCCGCATCCATAATCTGTATCAACAACAAACATAGATAAATCTTGATGATTAGATCTGAAGTAAACCCATGCCCTCCAACAATCTCCTGTCCAACCCCAATTGGAAACTCTGCTATCTAAAAACAAAGCGGTTGCCATTGGAATGATTTGCATTTCTTCTCTTTCGGGAGACATGTCATGGCAAACAATGTATCCATTTGGGTTTAATATTTTTAAAGAGTTTTCAATATCTTTTTGTACTTGGTATGAATGGTGCAAGCCATCGATAAATATTACATCAAAAGTATCTTGATTTTGAGCAAAAAAAACATCTGAAGTTAGTTTAAATGTTGGTTGAATATTGTGTTCTTTAGTGGTTGGATACTCACAAGGATCTACTCCCACTTTAATTTTACAATTAATGTTCTTGTGAACCTCGCCGTTTCCAAGTCCAATTTCAAGATAAGATTGTGCATTAATTTTATTGATTAGTTTTTGTATTATGTCTTGCCTTGTCATTTTGTAATTTTTTAATGATGCCTCTGTTTTGAATAATTACACTATCTGAAATATCTGTACCTACCCCTCCCTGAGACCCGAAAAGCCCACACCTATTATTGTATTGATATGGTAATGTGAAAATATTGACATTTTGCATTTGCCATGCTAAATGGCGAAAAGAACCTTGATCGTGGGCGTGATCAATTATATCATTTTCATATAATCTTTTCCATTCTGCAATAAAATTTTGTGTTACATGATTTTTTCTCCAATATATTACATCACAATTCCATTCTCTAAAGCAAGATGGAACTTCTGTTTTCATCTCGTGTTGATACGGGGCATGGACAAGTGCAAAATCATATCGATTGAGGAGATTAAATGGCTCTGCGACTTTTTTGTTTAAAGCATATGTGTCGCAACCAAGATATAAATTATAATCGTGATTTGTTTCTAGCATTGCCTGCATTTTGACGAGCATTTGACCTCTTTTGTGAATTCTATTTTCAAGAGCAGTTGGCACAATAAATTGACTATGATGAACTTTATTAAAGACAGAATCTATTTTTTCATCTGTGTTTGTATATAGTTCGATAGTTGCGTTAGGAATGTACTTTCTAAAACTATTTGCAGATATAATTGATTCTTCAATATATTGACCGCCATCATGATCTGAATTTACATAGATTATTTTCATTTTATTCCCCAAATTTGTATCCAAAATACTCGATATCTCGCGCATATTTTTGTGAAATTATGCCTTTGGTATCATCATTATAATAACTAGAGTAGTGCTGTCTACCAATTCCTGATTTATTTTTTGCTATATTTAATCGCATCAAATTAAAATGAGGAATATTTAATTTAATTAAAAGATCAAAAAAATCATGTTGAAGGTTTTCATACATTAATAAGTGATTTACAACTACGTCTCCATTTTGATTTGAGATCCATTCTAGTTGTGTTGTATATCTATGACCGTTATATTCTGAATGATCGCAGTCATTTAAAGAATAAACAAATTCTGAAAAAGAAAGTCCGCTCCACCATATCTCTAACTTCTCTATATCTTTTTGATTTCTTTTTGATCCCCATAAATAAAGTGATACAATTCTGTCCCAGGGGTTTCTTATGACACTGAAAGTTGAATATTCTTTAATCATTTTATCATTAATTGCAGAACAAGTTGATTTATTTTTTGCAATAAAGCCTAGTGCAGTATAATTAGGAATACTATGATGCTTACCTTCAAACTCAATATTAGGGAAAGCATTTCGAAAAGAAGCATTGATTGACGTGCCAGCAGTTTTACAAATGTCAATAAAGATAAAATTAAAATAATTACATTTCATATTAGCCCTCAAATTTATAATTAAAATTTTTAATGTCCCAACTATATAATTCGCCCACAATGTCACGAGTTTTAGGACTATAGTATTCAGAATAATGTAAATGATTTGCTTGATTGATTTTTGGTTTGGGGGAACATTCAATAGAAAAATTTTTGCATAATGCGCAAAAATCTGTGTTAAAATTTTCCAGCTTCCCTACAAAGTCTAGATTTTTTGGGTTTTCGATATAATGTTTATAACTCATAAAATGAGAAACATCATTATGATTAATATGCATCAACTCTTCGATAAGATGGAACTTATCTTGCAGTTTTCTGATAAACTCACAAAATTCAAGTTGCGAACAATCAATAAAATTATTGATTGGGCCCCAGCGACAACCCCGAGATTCTCCATACTTTTTTAAAAAAAATTCAGACAGCATCCGTTCCCAGGGATTTCGAACAAATGTAAATTTAAAATATGTGGTATATTTCTCTGGATGTAATTCTTTGTATCGATATAATGGATAGTGGTCGATGTTATAATTGTTCGCATCTCTAAAAGTACCTGTATCTGAACGCATTTTTTCAATCCAATCTGAATCAAAGAAGTCATTAATAAAGTTGCCAGCACAACGCGGAATGTGTACAAAGATAAATTTTTTATCGTGGTTTATCATAATTTTTTGAAAAAATCAATGAAATAATTTACACTTAATTCTTTTTTCTTTGAGCGGGTTGACAAATAATCGGAAACTTCTTGTAAAAATATTCTATCCATCAATAGTTTGTCTGCATTTTCTGATAGATCATCTAAATACATAGGATAGTCTTCACCGAGGTACTCAACGATTGGTGGTATTCGATTCACTAAAACAGGAGTATGTGTCATAATATGCTCAAGAATAGCAGTGCTTGCAGAACAATCGTCGTAAAAACTAAAACCAATAGACCGAGTAAATATATTGATATAATCTTCTGGTTGTAAATATCCATCCCGAAAAATAATAGATTGATTGTTTTTGAGTGAGTTTAAATAAATTTTTGATCTATTCGGACGATCACAATAAATAACTTTCCGAATATTAGAATTAAAGTATATAAATTTTTCTATATTTCTTCCAAAGAAACCACTATGACGCAAAATTGGTTGCGATAAATAAAAATCTAAATCAAAATAATGACCAGTATCAGGTTTCGGGTGCAAAAGTGTTTTTACTGGAATACTTGTTTTACTTAAACAGTATTTTCGTGAATGTTCACTTGTTGTTAATAGTAATATGCAATTGTCTCTGCACTGTTGATAAACTTGAGAAGAAAAAAAACGGTTCAAATTAAAAGCTCGAGCTTCGCTTGTGATACTATGCAGTATACCAACCCATTGATTGTTTTTTAAGAGATCTAATTGATGGTCATCATGATATGAGTCAGCCCAAGTATCCAACACTGGCGCATTTTCTTTAAAAGTAAGACGGCTTTTAAGAACATCTATGATATAGCCCCATCCGTAAAAGTGGTCTTCTAATGGAGCAGGAGATCTAATATAAGAGAAAATCAATCCCAATTCCCCTGCGCAACATTACGCCCGTCAAGATTGCTCCAATCTACTGCGAATGGATCTTCTTCTTGATTTTGATCGGACAATTCAGAACTAAAGTTTTCTTTTCTTTTCTTTGTTAGGGCATCGGACATTCTTTGCCCCATCCATAATCCCTCTAAGAGTAGCGCTCTTGTTGCTTCTAAGTTGAAGCTTTCTTCTTTTGCGCATCTATATGCCAATTTTAATACATTGCATAAGGTTCTTTTGTCATCAAATTCAGATTCCATGATCTCTTTCATTTCTTCTGAAATTTCTTTTGTGAATGGTTTTGGTTTATATTCGCTCATATAGATGAATACACTTAACCGAAAGGATATCCTTCTTTTAAATATTTATTGTATTGCTCGTCACTATAGTAATCCCAGTCTGTTTTTTTACAAATTTCTCTAACCAATTCAAGAAAATAAAAAACATTTGGATGCATATTGAATCCTTGAATATTTATTTTAGCACCATGTTTTTCTATGATTTTATGTGCAGGAATATCAATGTTATGTTTATTTGCTCGATCAATCATACCTTTAAGAGCTTCTTCTTGGGGATCTTCTGGTTCGTAAAAAAATGAACTAACTGAGATTAATTGAGCATGAGATTGATACTTTTTAATTTCTTCACTATTAAAGTGTTTAGTTCTTTTTTGTTTTATATGTTGATATATGATATATTCTGAATTCTGGAGCGTTTGCTTTGATTCATTTACATTAGAAATAATTTGAATATTCTTGCCATAAAATGGATTTTGCAACTGCCATTTTTGTATGTTATGAAAATCAGGAGAAATCCACTTTACGTCAAAGTCCAAATTTAACTGCTGAATATACCATGTTAAGGCTTTAGTTTGACAGTTTCCTAATAATGAGATTTTCATAAATAATTAAAATTCATACCCAAACATTTCAACAACTGAAGCAAAATAATCTGCAGTCATTTGTTTTGTTTTGTCTGTATATAGCGCGCGATAATGATCTTTTGGCTTTTCGGGGTTCGAGTTAGAATGTGGTAGTTTATGCGGAGGGTGCCCTATTAAATCAAGAAAGACATTAAAGTCTTCTTGTAAGTGTTCATAGCGAATAACGTGATCACACTTTTCATAAGGAGGAATTAAGTTTTCATTTGGATCGACTCTTTCTAACAACCGCTCTTTACAAAAATCTTCAAATGAACCTGTGAATGCTTTGCTTTTATATAATGCATGAAAATACCAAGATACCATTCTATCAAAAGGATTTCTAACCATACCAACTACGATGTATTCTTCTGGGCTACGATTAGTCTTACTAATAATTTCTTGGCATTCAGATAAGTTTGGATGATTTTTAGGCATTTTAATTTTTTGTTCGTCTATAATATTATCTAGGGAATTACGAATTGATGTCCCTGCACATTTTCCTGCATGAAGTAATATAAATTTATGTTTGTGAGATAATATCATGTTAAACCTAGAAGTTGTTTGGCCATTAGTAATCGTAAAGAATTAACAGAATTAATTTTAAGCTCGTCGTACTTTTTCAACATACGAATGCAATTATTATTGCTTAAGTGTATTATTTGAGCATCATTTATGTCTTCAAATGGCAAATGTTTGTTCAGTATCGGATCATAAGCCGAGCATGTTTTCCTGCGATCTTTACTAAAATCTAATATATTTTTAATTGAATCAATGCTGTAGAGCGCCATAAGAAAATCTTGATCATTAAAGCGGGGCCTTTTTGTTTCCTGATATATTTTTCTGCAATAATTAATTATCTCATCTTTATGGTTGAATAAAAAAATAATGTAATTTTCCCAGCCAGATTTACCTCCCGTGCTAAAACAAGTACAATAATCATCTCTCCAATGAACTTTTTTATTGGGAATAAAAGGTTTATATTTGATGTTAATTACATCATAGTCACTAAAAAATGCAGGCCCGTCAATTGTTGCAAAAGCTGGTATTTCTAATTGAGTCGACATTTCGTAACTTAAATCTTTAATATCAAGATTGCAAGCTTTTTGGTGAATATCTACAACAAAATCGTAATATTCATCGTAAAATTTACATTTTTTTGCATTGCTTCTGTCCAGTACGACAGGCTCAAAATCTTGCCGAGACCAACTTATTTTCCATAACTCAATAAGTTTATCCTGCTTTTCTTTGCCGATATTTTCGTAATATGTATATATTTTCATATTGGAATATCAATTGTGATAAATTTATGTTTATGCGATATCAGCATTTTTTATGCTCCAAATTTGTAACCGAAATACTTAATGTCTTTTGCGTATTTTTCTGAGACAATTTGTCGTGTTTCGTCATCGTAGTATTCGGTGTAGTGTTTGTGATCAGTTTTGTTTTTGTGTGGAAGTTTTTGTCGTGGAATTCCAATTTTATCAAATATGATATCAAAGTCTTCTTGCAAGTTTTCAAACCGAGCGATATAGTCAATTGTTAGTTTACCTTCCAAATTTTGGATCCAATCGAGTTGGTTACCGTTAAACATTGACTTGGAAAAATTTGTTTCTATAAAATCTTCGGTACCAACAATATAGTTTTGAACTTTTTTATTGATGTATTCATTAAATGTAAATATATTATCTCCAAAAGTTTTTATTGTATGTTTATGGTGGCTTGCAATTCTTTTGCAAATCATTATGTATGATGAAACCATTAAATCAAATGGATTTCTTACAATTGTAAATTTCAAATATTCCCCGAATTGTTTTTTTGATAAATAGCTCTCATAATCCTGCATGCAAGAATGTCTCTGCATGCTTCCTGTAAATAAACAATCAATAGATGTACCACCCGTTTTAGGTATATGTATAAATATAAATTTATATTTGTGACTTATCATATTTTATTCTCTATAATATCATGATATAGTTTTTAAAAATTTTTTTAAATTTTCGATATCAATTGTTGTTTCAAATCTTGTAGACGATTTTTCAAATGGAATTAGGTAATAGTCATATAGGTTGTCAAATGTATATGCGTATAATCCATTGTAATGTTTATCAAAAACACCTCCATGAATTTGCACTTCGGTACCGCTACAAAATTCGCATACCGTGGGCTTTCTGTTATCGTCTAAATATAGCACATTGGCCATTGCCGAACCATGCGGACCAACTACGACACTAGCCCCCCTAAAGAGATTTGCTTGATTTTTATGGCTCATAGTTCTGCCATTTTCTTGACCATTAAAAATGGTAAATATTAAGTTTTGTGTTTTTGCAAAATCTTCAAGAAGCTTAATGATGTTTTTTTCATTTTGATCGTCCATAAGTCTCTTGTTTTTGACATCGGTACTGGTGTTACGAGTGCAATAAATTAAACGAGAGTAATCTCCGAGATGATTATCTGTTTTAAACTTCTTGTTGATTAAATTTTTAAATGGGAGTATTTTGCTTTTGTGCCGATGTTGCCTTAAATTATTTAATCGATATACGCAAATTTTTGAAGTATTTACAGAAATCTTTTGAGATGGGTCGATAAAAGTAGTTTTTGAAAATTTTATATTAAATAATTCAATTAAACTATCGAGAACTTTAGATTTGGGGCAAAAAATATGATCTGCTGAAGAATGTAGGTCGTGATAAATAATGGTTGGTAAGACATCATGTAGGCAATGACCATAATTATCAGGAAAAGGCAAGCTTAAAACCAATAAATCAGGGAAGTGAGTAGATTTTGAGCAAAACTTATTTTGAGTAGAAAAAATATTGCATGTATTGTCTAAATTGAGCGACTCACCATCTATAATGAAATTATATTCTCCATTAAGATCAATAAATTCTTCTTGAGGTATGCTGAATAATGTTTTATTATTTGAATAATCAAACGAAATATCTTTTGCAATTGAACTTATTATTTTCATGGTGATTAAAATTCTTAATTCATTAACATAATCAATTTAGATAAAGTCGTAACCATTTAATTGTATTACACTCTTTTCTTTTTTTGCTACGAGATCAATTAATTGTTGGTTGTAGATGTCGTGCATGCCTTGTGAGTTAGAGCTTTTATTTCCGTGTTTTAAATTCGGCGCTTTGATGCCTACTTGATCACATAAAAAAACGAATTCATTTTGCAAATTCTCGAACTCAGCAATATGATCTACAATAATTTCACCGTTTTCGTCGCAGTAATATGTATCTTGTGAATCATTGTTTAGTATGATGCTTTTAAATGCAGTTTGGTCATTTTTATCTTTAAATAATTCAACGCAAGCCTTGCCTTGGTTTAACTCGGGTTGTTTCCATTGTATTGATTCGTCTCTGCGTAAATATTTCTCCCCGTAACTTTTAAAATACTTGAAAAAACTAAAATAACGAACCCATGGATTGCGCACAATTGTGAACTTGAAATACTCGTTCCAATTCCAATCATTTTTTGCGAATTGTTTTTTAGCGCGAATTACGCAGTCATGTTGATAAAATTCTGCATTTAACTCTGGTTTTCCGTAAACATCTATTATGTTTAAGGGTAGAAAACTTTCGCGAAAAGATCTTGTTGCAGTTTTTGGAATATCAATTGTTATGAATTTATGTTTATGAGATATTAGCATTTTACCCACCAAATTTATAGCCAAAATATTCGATATCCTTTGCGTATTTTTCTGCGACAATTTGTCGTAAGTTTCCGTGGTAATATGATTGATAGTCGCGAGTTGGGCGACCTGTGTCATAATCAATACATGTTAATTTCCTCGGCTCTATATTTAAACGGTCACAAACAAAGTCAAAATCACATTGTAATGATTCGTATCGCATGATGTAATCTAATGCGGAATAATCGATAACGGCAGTATTAAATGAGTTCGCAAATTGCTCAAAAGTTCCATTAAATTGAATTTTAAGTTTTTTTGGATCGTTTGGCCAGCGTTTAGAGACGGTACTCATATGATGATACAATGAAACCATCCGATCCCAAGGATTTCGAACACAAGTAAATTGAAAATATTGCTCGGGATCGAAACCATCCTCTTTAATCAGTTTTCTCATAGCTCCAAGATCTGTGTGACCCCTCTCAAGTTTAACTTCTAGACCATCAACTGAACTTAATGACTTTTTAATAGATGAACCTGCGCACTTACCCAAGTGTAAAAAAATAAATTTGTGTGTGTTGCTATACATTTTTACAATACCTTTCGTGTAATTTTATATCCCAATAAGCTCTGTACAAAAAAGCTTCTCTTGCTTCTTCTGGCAATTCGTCAAATGCAATCTTTTGGTGATATGTTGAAGAGTTTTTACCTATAATATTTTTAAGTTTTTCTTTGTTTCCTGCATTTTGATCAATTCCATAAACTTTAAGAAATACACGATCAATTAATGCGTCTACATTACTAATATCTTCAATAGCAAAATATTGAAAGTAATTATTACAGCATGAAAAAAAATGCTCAGGTAAAATAGGTTGGTTATCATTTAAGTCGAGTAAATTTCTAATAACCCAGCAATCCTCCAGTTCACCGCTAGATAGAAATTCAATAAAATTTTTTGAGCGATATAATTTGTGAGATGGTTCATGTGAACTATCATCACTATTAATATAGTTATATAAAGATTGAGCCCGATCATATGGGTTTCTGAGAACCATAAAATGCAAAAGATGATCTAAACCAAGAAATTGTTGAATTTCTTGCAAGTATTCTTTCTCGCGATACCAACCTGGAGCACCGAAGGGATCGATACAGGCAGAAAATATTTTAATCTGCTTGTCTTTTAATAATTCTAAAAATGAAGCTTGATTAGTTTGCACTGCAGATTCACTCAAAACCTTTAGTTCATATTTTTCTTGATCACAATCTTTATGAAAACAGCAAACAAAAGACAGACTTTTGCCGCTATTTAAAATAACTCTAATGACTTTACAAAAATCAATATTTTTGCCAAAATATTTTGTGGCTAAGAATAACATCCAGCCTAACACATAAGTTCCTGCATTTTTTGCAATGTGATGAAAAACTGGTAATGAGTTAGGATTTTTATTAATTCTCATTATTTTTTTAGTGAACACCAAGGCACAAAACATCGATGCAAAACTTGATCAGGATCTTCAGATATATCTTTATCGTATTGAGGGCTAAATTCATAATTATCAACAAATTTATCCTCTCCGTCTTTTTTTATTTTATCTTCTACGTAATTTTTATCTTCTTCAGAGCGCAAATAATCGTAATGAAAAGATTTAACCGAAAGACAAGGATTTGACAGCTTTATTTTGCCACTTAAATAAGCCTGAATTAAATAATAATTAAGATAAGTATCGCAACGAAATGTTCCTAAGGGAATTTTATGATTTTTATTGCAACCAAAAGGAGCTTCAAAAATCCATGCATCAGCACTATGCTCGTTACGCCACATAATAGCTTCTTTAGTCGATTTGTTGACCCCCGGAGAATTTGCTGATTCTAGTTTTGCTTCATAATCGTAAAAATGGTCAAATGTTCCGCCATCTTGAGCCCAGACTTCTTGAGTAAGTTTACCATATTTAGGACTGACAGGCTTAGATTTAGATATCCATTTGCCTTCTGGATGCATTCCTGGCGACCACCATCTTAATCCAACCATTTCTTTATGATCAATTTTATCAATAGGAAAAGATGAATTAAAAACATGAGGCAAGTAAGAATTTCCATCATCCGTAGTTGTCCATCGCGTCAAAGCATAAAAATCTTCACGATTATGATTTTTAAGGGCGGAATCGAGAGATTCATCAAAATAAATATCTGAATTTGCAACTATAATTTTTTTACCATAATGAAATGTATTAGCGTAGTCAAAGAAGTTAAAATATGTTGGTCTCTTTTTTAACCTTACAACTTCTAAGCCATACTCTATAATTAATGCATCTATTGGATCGCCAAAACCTTTTTTATCTGGAACTTCAGTAAGTATAATTATGTCTTCAATGTATTTATTTTTAATGTTTTGCTCTAAGCAATAGGCGAGTTCTTTTCTTCGATCTTTCGAGTGATCATAATGCAAAGTAGTCAGAAGAGTAAATTTTTTGCCAGGCTTATAAATTTTCTGATGTAAGACGATAGTTTTACGATGCTTGGTAAGGATTTCTTGTTCTTTTAACCTTAAATCAGCGCCCAAAGAAATGTTAGTTATAATATCTGTATCAAGCAATTCTGATTTTAATCCTAAATTTTCGGCGGCATAAAATATAGCTATATCATAATTAACCATGCAACGATCCTCTTGGTTTTGGACTCTATCAAGAATTAACTGCTTAGCATGAGCTAGCAAAGAATGAAGATTTGGGGAATTTTTATAAATAGCCACTCCATTTAAATGATCTGCCCAGGCGGCCCCTTCAGGAATTTGAACGCTGCCCTTATAAGTGCTGCCGCCGATTAAGAAATCATTGTTCTGTGTATACTTAAAAAGCAAATCAAACCAAAAATATTTTACTGGTCTTGTGTCTGTTTCTAGCACCATATGATAATCATAATCTTTGTCTGACAAGTAATTCATAGCCCCAAAAAATAAATTATTAGGTCCAGCAGATAAACCTAGGGCAGGTTCACCAACTTCTTTGAATTTCTTTAATGAATGCCTACTTCTAACGTAAATGTTATCTTTATCGGGTATATTTAAAGAATGAGTAAAAACTTTATTAACATTTTTATTTGATTCAAAATCCAACAAGCTTGAATACTCAGACTCATCTCCTTGATCAAATATCAAAAACAAGTCAAAGCAATAAGCTCTTGACGGCTTCATTGAAAGAAAGCGGTTGATAGAATCTGTAAGCTCGCCAGACAGATATTCTTTTTTAGTGCAAACGTATGTAACTGATAAATATTTAGTATAATCCATCGATAGATTTAATTACACTATAGTAAATCAAAAGAAGCTTAGTTTTTACTTCTATTTTGTAGTTCTTTTATATATTCCCTCCAAAAAAAAGTCCAAGCCTCTATATCATCATTTTCTCTTGCGATTTGCAGCTCTTTTTCATAAATTTTGAGCCAATCTTTTTCTTTGGGTGGCGCTTTTTTTACCATACAACTGCTACATAAAATAACAATTAATAATACAAAAGCTCCTCTCACATAGAGAGTTACACATTATTTACCATTTATATGCTTCTTTGGCGCAGGCCCCGTAAAGGATTGCTAGTACCCCAATTACAATTAATGTTTCCATATTATTTATTAGTAAGCCTATTATCGATGATATCATAGGCATATTGTTTATGATGCCACTCAAATACTTTAACCCGATCCCCACTCATGCTCAAATCTTTATAGTGAGCAAAAAAATTCTTTGCAATTTTAAGAAAACTATCTTCTACATCTTTGATATTGCTATATTTTCTGCTATAAAAATTTGGCACAGCTATAACTTTGTAATCTTTTTCTCCTTCGTCCTCCATATCCAAAACGCCAAGAACTTTTGCCTCAAGAACCGTTGCCCTTTTGATAGGTTCGGGGCTGATCACCATTATATCTAAAGGATCGCCATCTTCGCATAAAGTCCCAGGAATGAAACCATAACTTGCGGGATAAACCATAGCAGAATTGAGACATCTATCATACATGAATACCCCCAAATCTCCATCATATTCATATTTGTTTTTTGAACCCTCTTCAATTTCAATGACTGCGTTAACGATTCGAGGACTTTTAGCATGAGTAGGTAGATTGTATAAATTCATTTGATGCCCGTAAGTTCTGAGGATGATCGGATCTTGTTGCCTAATCCATCCACGACTTGAGTGCCATTTTCTTTGCATATTTTAAATTCTGGAATTTCTGAATTACTGCGATCTCCGCCGTTAGCAAAGATGTCGGGCTTGATTAAATCAAGTGTCTTGCATACAGTCTTATCATCATCAATAGACATAACTGCTTCGTCCACCCCTTTGATTTGAGCGACTATCGCCAGACGATCATCTTCACACATAAAAGATTTACCTTTTTTAAGAACTGCTTGTTTATCATTATTTACGATTACTATCAAATAGTCGCCGAGTTCTCGCGCTAATTTAATATATTCTAAATGTCCAATGTGAATTGGATCAAAATAACCACTAATTGCTACTTTTTTCATTCGTTTTCTAAAAAATTTAATTGATATAATATATGAGCTAAGCATTGGTAGTCTTTAATATTCAATGCTTTATATATCTCTGTGTCTATTATATCTTCAATATCGAGAAAATCAAGAGGTAGAATTTCATCGTCTACTTCGTGAAACAAGCAAACATCGATACCTGCGTTTTCTCCAGCGGTTTGAGTCAAATAAAGTTTAATTAAATTTTGTTCTGATTTAGGTAATTTTTTTAGAAGAGAATATAATCTGTAAAACTTTAAATCTAGCTCTATAATAAAACTAGTCGGCTTACCTTTGAAATAAGTTTGATAAAGAAAATTAAATACTTTCTTATAAGAACTCGCCCCTAATAGCTCTCTTAGTGTCATAATGGGCCTCTATACACGGGGTTTTTGTCCGAATTTACAGCCTGAGACTCCATTAAACCAATATATCTAATTTGGTGATTAATTAATTCTTGCTGCTTATAAATTGCTTCGTCTTGAATTTGTATTGTCTCTATGGCGTATTCAAGTTGATTTTTTTGATTATATGTAAGAATAACCAGCAAGATTAAACCTATTAACATTACAACTTCACCTAAAGAAAACTTCACATAATTGATTACACAATTTATTTACTATCCAAACAAGTGATTTATAGATTCATGACCTTTTTTAATTCTCGCCGCCGAATTGTCTTGATTTAAGTTAACTTTAATGTAAGAATTTATCTTTTCTGATACAGTGTTTAATATGGATGCTACTGATTGCCTTGTTTCGTTGATTTCTGAAGCCGTTTCCCTTTGAGGTTTTCCTTTTATGTAGTTATTAAACACCAACATCTCTTTGTCAGTCAAGAAATCACTATAGTCTGTTATCCATTTCAATATAGGATATATATTGTTAGGCTTATCCACTTCTTGAAGAAAACTTTCTTCTTTAGCTGAATTAAAAACTCTGCGCTCCCATGAAGATTCTTGATCCTCCGACGACTCCTGTTTTAAAAAGCTACAATGAAATACAGTTGTGGAATTACGGCGATCTCTTTCAGTTATACCCCTCGTTGTCCAACACAAGGTGTTTTTTATACAAGCGTAAACAAACTTATTGAAGATCTCTTTTGTTAAAGCATCATTTTTCTCTTTTATGTATTTTGGCCGATACTCTAATAGTCTCTTATTCACTTCCGAGGCAATCTCTTCTTCAGAGAGAGCATGAAAGCTCCGTCTGTACTTTCTTATTATGAGCCTCATGTCTGGCTGAAAGTCAGAAAGTAATTTATTATATAAAACAATATCTTCTATCTTAGTGTCCATTTTTTAAATAAAACATTTACTTCGTTAGGAAAAGATGCATTTCTTATGTGCCCCCAATCTATTATCGTTAGCTTTCTGTTTTTAATTCTAGAGTTAGCACTAATTCTATTTATGCAAACATTGGAGACTATAGAGCCAGGATTATCCTCTTCAGTCTTTTTTTTTAAAATATCTAGAGCGAATTGCTTAGACTTACAATAAATAATTGTTTTAAAATTCAGCTTTAAGCCATCTGCTCTATTTTCTTTGTAATTAATTTTCCAGTATTGAGGAAAGTCAAAATATTCAGCATTTTTTTTAAAAACCTTCATTAATAAATAAGTATATCACATAAAACAAACTTGATCAAGGATTAAATTAGTTTTTTTTCTTTTTTGACCAATTAATCTTTTCATAATTAGATTTAAATCTTTTTGAGTGATTATTCCTCGGCGAGTCACCTTTCCCATTTCCAGAAGAGCGAGAGACCCCACAGCCTTTACCACATTTATTTGGTTTACTCATTTCCATTTACAATAATTAGGGTTTTCTGCGCGTTTTCTACGCATGTATTCGCGTTTTTGCTCACGCCGCTTTTCTAGATTCTCTTCGTCGTATTTCTTTTGAGCTTTAGAGATAGCTTCTTTGCCTTTTTCGCTTTTTTGGTATTTTTTTTGTGATTCGTACTTCATATATAGTCCACTAATAGTCAACATAGTTGCGGAAATTTTTCTTTAAAACCGGCTTTAGTAAGGCATGGGAATTTTCGATATCCCCAGGTTTATAGGTTGGCCACATAATATGTAAGTCAACATATTTTTCAATTAATGCAGACTGCACATGCTCATCCTGATTAGCGGGCTTTACCCCCTCTCGACTAACTTTGGTTATTATGCCGCCGATAGATTTTACCCACTGAGCTTCATTTTCGAAACGCACATCAGTAATGAATATAAAATTTTTATCCGAAGATTTATGATTTTGTTCAATCATTTCTTCTACTTTAGAGATCCAACAATTAGGATTTAATTTTCGTCTTAACTCTGTACCATAAGTAACAAGAAAGGGGCGAATTAACTCTTTGTCTTCAGAATCTTCTGTAAAAGCAGAAATTCCAACATTCTTTTTTAAAAAATCATCAGATTCCTGCTTTAGTGCATCGGCAAATGCATAGCGAAAGCAATTCGCACGAGATAAAAGCTTTGAGCTTTCTTGATAAAAAGTATCTTTGCCTGACCGAGCAAAGCCTGTAACTCCAATTATATTATTCATCTATTTCTAAATCAGCTTCAAAGCTTCCATCGTTTACTAGCTCTTGAATTTTTTCCTGCAATGCCCCAATCATTGTTATTGTGTTTATATCAAACTCATGAAGATACCTCTCCACTAAATCATCAAGATCAAAACGAAAGGCATCAGTTTGCTCGTCGTAATCTCTTGGACCACTAGGTTCTTCGAAATCGTCATCCATACATTTTATTATAATATATAGTCCACTATAATTCAACTTTACCTTTGGAAATTTTTTTTAGTTTTCATTTTTTAAGGAAAGTATATTATTAAAAGAGTTTGACAGATTTGAAGAACTTAATAATATAGGTTCTAGTGTTTCCCAGCTTGTAAGCTCATAGCCAGCAACAGATTGGCGATCACTCCACGATTCAATTCTATCTAAGTATTTATGTGTTATATTATTTAAATAGGTATCAGCTGAGTAAAAATAATACTTCCAAGATTTAGTGCATATAATTAATAGATTGCTTTTATCTTTTTGGATTTTATTCCACTTGTTGTATCTTAAGTGGAACTTATTTTTATATTTTATAGTACCCGTATAATCCATTGATAGTTCAATCTTCTCTCCCTTAAAAATAAAATCCTGAGAGCCATTTATAGATGAACCTTTGGCTAATTTGTAATCACTATCGCAACCAGATTTTTCTAAATCAAAACAATTTGCTAAGAAATGTTCTGGAATCCATCCTGTAACCAAATCGTATGCAAACTGAATTGGGTGACGCTTTTGCAAATTATTATTGGCACCAACAGCCTTAATAATAAAATCAATAGTCTTTTCGGTATGGCAATTAAATAATATAGACGCAAACAAATAAGGCACAGATTGATTATCGCCCCCAAAACTAAGAAATGTTCTTAAGCTAGTTAATTTGTCATCATCTAAATACTTAGCAAGACTAAAAACTTGTCGGAATTTATTATTATTAAATTTACCCTCAGCCTTTTTAAGAGTTGGAATAAAAAGATTTTTTTGTTTATTTAAACATCTTCTTATTGTTTCAATGTGCTCTTCTTGACTGTCGCATAAGTAAACATGGTAGTAAGATTCCCCGTCTCTCTCATTAGAGTGCTTTAGATGCTTTACATTGTGTAGAAAATCTTCAATCATTAAATGTCATTTTTATGAAAATCTTCGATTGCAGTATCCAACATTTCATAACCCTTTAATTTTAGTTTAAGCTCTTCATTTTCAGATCTTAGCGAGATATTTTCTTGCTTGCAAACTTTAAATTGCTCGCGAATTTTTTCAAAAGTTCTAAAACTAGGAGCTTCTGGTTTCATAATAATTTCCGAGTTTGCAGGTGCAAAATCTTTAAGCGTTTCTTCTTTTAATTCAGGCATAATTTTATTTTCTTGGAATAAAGGTAAGGTTTTCATAATTTCTAAAGCCATTTTAGGTAAAAACATTTCACCAAGAACTTTTCTGATGAAGGTAGGGTGATATTGGTATCCCCAATTACCTGAGCAATATTTATATTGCTCATTGGTTTTCTTTTTTTCACAAAATTCATCAAGTAAATCAATCGGCAAACCGCAAACTGAAAGTAGTTCTCTAATAGAGAATACTCTTGCATCAGAATAAGTTCCATCACCATTTTCCTCGCCTGGATGAACATTGTTTTGGCTTGAGATGGAGCCATTAGTCATTGTAACTGTTGTAGAAGGCTTATACCAATCCATTCTTTTATAAGCGGTAGTGAATCCATAAATTTCTCTTTTCAGTTTATATCCTTCGGGTATCTCAATTACTAAAAGTTCTTTGCCGTCTATAGTCTCTTCTGTAAAAGGTGCGTCAGTAGCGACTCCGTGTTCATCAATTAAAACAGGAGGATTAGTGTGCCAACCATTTTCTCCATTCGTTTTTTTAACATATTCAGTTATTGTAGTCCCACTTCCTTTCTTGTTTTCTTCTTCATGACAAGGGTAGTGATCTTTCTCATTAAAATAAGCACTCTTACCTGAAGGTGTATATTTCATCCAATCAATATGTCGAGGATTTTGTTTGGATAAGAAATGCCAAGGAATATCTGAAGAGTCTTCGTCTAAACTAGGAAATTTGACTTCGTCACGAATGACATCGTCTAAACACAAAATATTTTCATCAGGTTCAGGATGATCCCACTTGTATTCTGTTGAAATTAAAGTAATAGACCTCTTTCTTTCTTGTGCAGTCCCGAAATTTTTACCATTCAAAACTTTTGAAACACAATACGTGCCCTCAGGAATAGAATCATTAATAAAATCTAAAATTTTTACAGGTTCATCGTAATCTTTGTGCGAAATATATGTATTTGGCATATTAGGCACATTTTCTATTAGCATGTACTTGGCCCCGACCTCTTTAAATAAATCCATAGCATGAATTATTAAGGCGTTTCTCTCATCGTCAGGGCTTTTTGTTGCATTTGCTAGACTCATACCTTGGCATGGAGGTGTAGCCATCACAATGTCAATTGGGCCGCGTTTCTTGCATTCAGAAATTATCTCAGATCTAATCGAGCTATCTGTAATGTCGCCGTTAATCATCTTTGTGGATGGATGCAGGACATTATAGAAATTTGCACGGTCTTGCTCTAGTTCATTTGCAACAACTACATCAAGCGGTAGGTCGTTCAAATAAAATTCACCAAAACCTACATTAGAGAAAAGAGATAAAACTTTGTAATTCATATTTAGATATATAATAAAAGAGGGAGACGACTATTATAGCCGCCTCCCTCTAATAAGTCAAGGATAAAAATTACTTTTTACCAGAGTCGCAGCAATTTCCTTTTTGGAAAAGAGCAACAAGAAGAAGTAATGTAATGATTCCTGCAAGACTTGCTCCTTCACCAACAAAGCCAGTTACGACTTGCTGAAGATTGCTGATGATATCGATAGGCGCACCTGCACCGAATACGACTTGGGCAACAACAAGCAATCCAATAATGGAAAGCAATACGCTAGTAATACCTCCTGCGAAGGACTTGATTAGATCAATAGTATTTTTCATGTTTTATATTAGGGTTAAATTAGAACTTGATTGAAACTGCGCCACCAAAAACCCACTCGTCTTCAGCAACATCAGAATCAACATAATCAGCAGACAAAACAACTTCGGCATTATCACTGATACCTTTAGACAGGTTAGCTCCCGCAGTGAAATAGTCTGACTCAAGTGCTTCAGTCAATTCAGATTCACCATACAGGGCATGAAGACAAAGACCGACAACTTCAAGGTCAAACTTATGGCTAACGCCAACTTCCCAAGTAAATAAATCGTCATCAAATGAACGATAAAGATTCACAGTTGGAGAAAGAGGAGTGCTCAAACCTGCAGAAAGAGCAAACTCAAATAAAGAAGCTCCGTCTACGTCTTCAAAATGATTAAGTCCACCATAAAGAGAGACTAAATCATCCGCAAAGCTTGTTGAAGCTCCTGCAGTAAGAATATAAACATCTGATCCGTTTTCTACAGCCTGATTAGTGAATGCCCCTGCAGACAGAGTAACAGAAGAAAGTTCGTAGCTTGCACCAATCGAACTTTGAACTGATTCTTCAGCAACTGCAGCACCTCTATAGAAATAATCAGAAGTATATCCGATGTTAGCTGAATTCTGCTGAGCAGAAGCGGCGTTAATAAAAAACCCTAGAAGGGCAGTCACAATGATTTTAGTAGTATTCATAACTATGTTTATGTTAATAAAAATTATTTAATTCTTACTTCTTTCCAAGATACAAGTTTAGCTTTTACTTGATCTCTAATGTGGCGTTGCCTAGAATTAAGCTGGCTTTTGCCACTTTTAACTTCAATAAGTGTGATTTCATCGTCTCCAAAAGATATATAATCAATAGGTTTTCCTAGAAAGACACAAGTTTCAGGATCAAATTCAAATTGATCGAGAAAGGGCGCCAGAGTTTCGGCAATATGTCCAAGTCGTACTTCACTACTTTTCTTTTGGGATGTTAATTTCTTTTTTTGTTCAGAAATTTCAAAAATTTGATTTTCTAAGTCGTTTTTATTCTTTATATAGTCTGTTTCTAATTCACTATATGATTTTTCAAGATTAGTATTTAAGATATTAAGTTCAGCTGTTTTGTTTTTCAATAAATTTATTTCATCACCTAATTTATTGATTTGTTGAGTGTAAAATATTTCTTTATCTTTTTCTCGCTCTAAAATTGTATCAATTTCCGATGAATTATCTTCTTTTGAGGTATTCAAATATTGAACATATAGATATATAAATATACCTACAATAAAACAAATACTAAAAAAAACATCCAAAACTACTTCTTTGTAAGGGAAACTATTCTGTCATGCCTAAAAGATCTGATTTGCTTTCTAGCAAAACAATAAGCTCTGAATCCAGCGTTGTCCCTGCTTTCATTTTTATTACCAAAAGATTTATATAAATCAATATCTCCTATCAGATATGTTTTGGTTTTTCCATCAGCACAACGATAAACAAGGTAGTATCTTTGCCCTGACAAAGCTCTTTTAAGCCTACGAGAGAACGATTGCATCTTAGTTAATAAATTATTCAGCATCTTTACTTAAATCTATACCTTTAGCTTGACAATACGCTAGACTATACCCTGCGCGAAAAGAAAACTTATCGGCAAAACAACAGGCTAGAAAGATGACGCCACCTTTCCATAAGTCTAGTCCAGAATTATAAAATAATAAGAAAAAGATAATTAAATAAGGACAAAACTTATTTAAGTAATAATTTATCATGCTGTAATTAAGAGCCACTGCTACCAAAGCCTCCTTTGCTTCTTTGCGAATCAGATAAAGAATCGGATTCTATTAATTCTATTTTAGGTAATTTAATAAATAAAATTTGACCAACCCTGTCACCTATTTTATAAGATGTATTAGATTCGTCTGTGGAAAATCTAAGTTTTACTTCCCCGCGATACCCACTATCAATAACGCCAACAGAATTTCTTAAAAAATGCTTAGTCTTACTGATACTAGACCTGGGAAAAACAAGACCTACATAACCTTTTGGTATCTCTAAGGACAATCCTGTGCAAATCTCAGTAAATACACCTTCGCTTACAGTAGGATAGTTTACTGCTGTAGCCGTTAGATCGTAGCCAGCGTCACCAGAATTGGCCTGAGAAGGGGGCTGAGCATGCGGCACTAATTTTTTAAATTTTACTATCATTAATAAATTTTATAGGGCTTTGATGTATAAATAATATCAATTTTTCCAACAGATGTGTGGTCGTATTTTTTGACCATTTCATGGAGCGAATTAGCTCGATATTCAGCTTCATGCTTTGCTTTATAATTAGTATCTTCAACTCTTCTACCGTTACGAGTTATAACATAAACAGCATCTGAGTCTTTAATAACATTTTTTCGAATAATTTTCATAATTGAATATACAGAGTATACTAGAGATTGATTTTAAAGTCAAGTTTTTTTTTCTAAGTTTTATAATTTAGATGTAATATAAAACATGACGAAGAGAAAAATTTTAATTATGGGCCTACCTGGCTCCGGCAAAACAACACTTGCCGAAATACTGGTTAGCAAGTTAAGTGCCGCATGGTTTAATGCAGATGCCGTCAGGCAAGATATATATTCTGAGCTAGGATTTTCCTCAGAAGATAGAATGAAGCATGCCACAAGGATGGGGAAGCTTTGCGATTGGGCTAAATTAGGTGGTGGATATGTAATCGCCGACTTTGTTTGCCCGACACAAGAAACAAGACAAGCATTTGGGGCCGACTTCATAGTATGGGTTGATAGAATCATGGAAGGTAGGTATGAGGATACTAATAAAATGTTTGAACGTCCATTGAACTACGATATTAGATTGACTGATGGAACTGCAGACGATTGGGCAAATAAAGTTATAGATAAATTAAACGAGACAGAAGCATGGGATAATCAAGCACCAACCGCACTACTCATAGGTAGATATCAACCTTTTCATATTGGACACAAAACTTTAGTAGCGGAATCAATCAAAAGAACAGGGCAATGCTGTATAGCATTAAGAGATGTTGCTGGTATAGACGAAAAGAACCCTTATGATTTTGAAAAAGTAAAAGCAGAAATACATGCAGCATGTTCTGAATTTGGGAATAAAATAAAAGTAGTTGAGCTTCCTAATATTACAGATGTGTTTTATGGAAGAGGAGTAGGTTACAATATTGAGCAACTTGAGTTAAGTAAAGAGCTTCAAGAGGTATCGGCAACTAAAATTAGAGCTGGTGAAATTGGTCAAGACGGAAAACCTTTAGGTAAGCGTCCTGAATAATTAATTATTTAATACCGTTAGCGAAAGCTAACTCTCCAAAAGTAAAGCCCCCTAGAAATAGGGGGTTTTTTATGATAGTATATCTAGAATTGGTTGGCCTTTATGTGCAATTTGAAAAGGTCTTCCAGAAGGAGAGTAATGAATGTCATTAATAGATAACCCTAATGCATAAGCTATTGTCGCATTTAAATCCTCAGGTTTCACAGGGTTTTCCTCAACTTCCATACCCTTATCATCGCTCTGACCATATATTGTGCCGCCTTTTACTGCTCCACCAGCAAAGAAAGCAGAGAAAGCTTTTGGCCAATGATCTCTACCATCTCTTGGATTAATTTTAGGAGTACGCCCAAATTCAGACGTAAGAACAACTAAAGTTTCATCAAGTAATCCACGAATTTCTAAATCAAAAAGTAATGCACCTAATGCTTTATCAATATCCGCACAATTAGCGGCCACGCGATCAAAATTGTTATCATGTGTGTCCCAACCCCCACGAGTTACTTCAACATAGCGAACTTTGTTCTCAATTAATCTTCTTGCAAGCAAGCATCCCTGACCAAAGTTACTTTCTCCGTATAATTCAGTCATAGCTTCTGGCTCAGCAGAAATATCAAATGCTTTTAAATCCTCACTCTGCATTAATTTAACTGCATCTTTATATAAATCAGTATAAGCGCGAATTTGTTTTTGATTATATTGCTCACTAAATACTGCATTTAATTGTTCTGCAGCTTTTATTCTATCATTAAATTGTGTGCTGTCTAAATAGTCAGCCATTGAACTGTTAGCTAATCCTGCTTTAGGATTTCTAAGCGGTAAGGCTCCGTAGCGAGATTCTAGGAAGCCAGCTCCGCCTCCTCCCCCGCCTATCTTAACATTTGCAGGGATAGTTCTATTAATTGAACCAGAAAGTTTTGAAACCCAACTACCAAAAGTAGGATGCACGATTGTGCCGCGTTTTTGATAGCTTGTGTGCATAAGATAGCTAGCCTGTTCATGTGCACCTTGATTGCTGGTTACCGAACGAACAATGGCGGCATTATGCATATGCCTAGCAACTGTAGTTAGGTTTTCAGAAAGAAATAGATCATCAACACTTGTTTGTATAGCTTTAACCGGACCTTGAACATCGGGGCTTTGAGGCTTAGGATCAAGAGTGTCTAGATGCGACATTGCTCCAGCCATATTCAAGTAAATGACATGCCGTGCTTTTGCAGGGCGAGCGCCTGGAGTAAGGGCATATGCGTTATCGTGAATGTAAGACCCAACCAGAGGCATTAGTCCTACCCCCAAATAAGATTTTGCGGCTCTAGCAATAAATTCTCTTCTGTTTAATTCGTTTGTATTCATAGTAAAATGGTGGACGTGGGGAGAGTCGAACTCCCGTCTTTAAACCTTCAAGAATATACACCTACAAGTTTAGTTAATTTTTTTTAAAGTTATGATATTAACATCCAACTTCTTATTTTAATTATTGACAGTTTGTAATACAAGAAAAATTTTATCTGTTTTGCAGATTGATGACCCCGTAATCTTTTTATCTGCGTCAAAAGTTACGAGGTGACAGACTTTATGCTGCCATTGCGACCTTGGCAGTCTTGCGAAAACCAAAGGTCTTAACACGTGCTTTATTGCCATGTAAACTTTTGCACCTTTTAAAGGAGCCAGATGCAACTCCTACTTGCAGTATACTAATCCAATTTAAATCGAATCCAGTACACGCCCATAAAATGTTAAAGAACTATAATTTATACCAAAAAACCAAAATATATTACACTTATTGTCCACCAACTATTTCATCGTCATTGTTTTGAGCAACAATGTTGACTTGTCTCGCCGCTTCATATAATGCATTATAGTTATTGGTTACTTTTTGATATCTTCCACGAGTAATCTTACGAAGAGCCTCTTCAGAAATTCTGCTTGGACCTTCTTCAGAGAATAATTTTAGTATAGCTATGTCTTTATCAGTGACATCCACTTCCCATTTGATCTGATAACCAAAGTCAGGAATATGAGCAGAAAGCTCAGGGGCAAATGCCCTTGGTTGATCTGCATTTTTAGATTCAGTCCAAGTAAAAACAGGAACAACACCGCCCCATGTTTCGTGAAATGCTCCTACATTTATCTGCTGATCAACAACTGAGTTGTCTATTTTAGATGGGTTCAAGACATCAAATAAATTATTGTATGCCAAAGGAAATCCGAAATCATATTCTTCAAAACAATAGACATGCAAGTATTTAAATAAATTAAATGCACTCCAAACACCGTGATCAGCATTCTTTAAAACTAAACGTCGCTGTGCTCCTGAATCAAGTTCTTTAAAGTTTTCATAAAACCTATCGGCAAAATCACAGTAAGAATCATGATCTTGTTTTTCAGGCTGAGAATTTAAATGCAAATGAATCGGTGCAGAAATATTCTCCTGCGCTCCGATCTCATCGAGAAACCAAGAATAAAAGTTTAACTCTTTAATTGATTTTTCTACAACTCCATCATCATCGTCAATGAGCTTGCAAAATTTATCAGGCTGAATAGACAAAGAAACTCCTTTTGTGATAGAAGTTCTTCCTATCTCTTTAATTGCATCAAGAACATCTTCGTGTTGAGGTAAATCATTAACAGATAAATCAAACGAAGGATCTGCTATGATACCAAAAATAGAAGTGTTTAATCTATAATGATCAATATTGTTAGCACGGCAAAAGTCTATAATCTTTACGGTTAAGTTTAGATTATGAAGGATTTCATCCTTTAGCTTTTTTTTTGCTTCTTGGTCGCCTTTTTCTGACGCAAGTTCAGCATAAGCTTTTCTAGTGATACCTACGAAAGAATTTGATTTATCTTCTTCCTGTAAGATTTTAGAAACACAAACTAATCCGTACTTATTGTTCATTAGATAAGATCTACTTCAGGTTCTTCTTGTTTTTGAGCGGACTTAGGAGCGCCTTCTTGATCTTTTTGCTTGTAGAGACGAAAGTCGGGAGCTTTAGGATTATCATCCTTGTACTTGTTCTTGAACATGATAACTTTTTCTCCGTTAACTTGTCCTGTGAGGTATCTGTCATTGCTACCTTGCTTTACGTTTACCCATAATGCTCCGATCTCACGATCATTCCACTCTGTATTTTCTTTTTTATCTGACATAATATTATATGTTAATGTTAGTTATTAAAATTTAAATTAAAACTTTCTTAAGTCTCCACCTTTTTTGCAAAGTATATATCCGAACACACAAATTAAAAATAAAGTCATTTCCATTATCTATATTCCTTTCTTAAGAGTCTCCATCTATCTGAATCAATTGGTTTACTGCCATTATCTATAGCATACAACATTTCTATAACTTCGTCAAGGTTATTATAAATAAATTTGTGGGGCAACATTCCTAGCATCCAAAGAGGTGTTTTTGATTTGCCGCCTTCCATACTAATAAAAATAGGTTTTTTCATGCGTACAGCCGTGACGATTTCTTCAGCACTTCCCCAACTTGCAACATCAGGAACTAAATGAGCTACAATAAAATCACTGCGATCAACGAGATTCAAATCGTAAGAGCGCACTGTTTTCATTTTTTCGGTAACACGATTATATTGTTTTGTTTTCATCCATGTTTCCATTTCTTGACGTGAAGCTTCATCTTCTTCAACATCTTTCATAAATGGTTTTTCGTATGGATTAAAGCAGGTTACTTCAAGCGGTTCAAGTTTATCGGTAACTTCTTTTCGCCAGTCACGCCCACTAAGGTATTGCATATGCCCGACTAAATATGTTCGGGTCTTGTATAATAAGTTCATGCTATATAAAATAGCAAGAAAACAAAAAACTGTCAAGAAGAAAATTATTAAGTTTTGCCTATTAACTCAGAATTTGGTCTAAGTCTAAAATCTCCATCAATCGCATTAACGAAAGGATTGGCAGATAAATTAGCATTATTTACTCCATAAGCATAGTTGCCTTCTGAAAGCGTGTCACCATTATGCGAGCTGCTTGTATAGCCATATTCACTTTCTATAACCCAAACACTATTTGAACCCACGGCCCAACTACCACCAAAATCTGGATTACTGTCTAGATTGCTATAAAAATAATATGAATTGTTGCTACAAAATCTCTTTTCTGCATCACTGACACTAAGATATGAAGGTCCAAGATTATGTGGATAAACTCGATTGCCAAATCCAGGATAATTTTTTAAAGAGATAGTATTACCTATAAATATATAGCGAGTAGGAACAACAGCATAATAATCATTTCTTATATAAAACCCTGTTTTATTATTGCCAGTTATATTGTATGTTTGCAGAATCGAATTTCTTTCAAAAATCATAGAACCACAAGCGGTTGAGGCTGCGGTAGTACTGTTTTTAGAATAAATCTGCATTGCAACACCATTTCCGTTAGCGCTAACGGGGGTATTGAAATCAACCAAAACCATATCTCTTATAGCAGTATCTTCATTGCTAGAAATTTCTTCATAAAAAGAAATATTACCAGATAGTGTACCACTAATAGCTCTATCAAGAGTAAAAGTATGATTTGTTCCATCAAAACTATGATTTGTAATAGTATAAACTTCATCACCTGTCACTGAGCTATTAGTCGCAAAGCTTATGCCTGTATAATAGCCGTCTATATCTCTAGTGTAGGAACCTGACTTTGTTCCAGAAAAAGTATCTGAATCAGTAGCAGAAGAAACATTGATCGCAAATTGGTAGCCAGTAGGGTATATGTAAAATGTAGAATTAGCATTAAGGGTTCTCCATATCGCTTTACCAGGATTTAATGCTTGAATTTTGACTGGCTTTGTAAGAGTAATACCGGCGGGAAAAGTATAATCCATATCGGCGACGAAAATATAGCCGCCGAAATCAACTGCCCCTGCAGCTTCATAAATATCGGTGCATGCATTAGCTAAAGATGAACCGTCTCCCGTGCCTGTTGCGGCGGGATCAAAAAATGCATATGTTTTGTTATTAGTTGTGGCATGTTGTATCCATTTTTCTTCAGAAGATCCGCCAGAGGATCCGCCTATTAGAGGAGAATGTGGACGCAATCTAAAGTCGTTATTAGCGGGATCTATAAACAAAGGATTTGTGTCGCCGATAATCTTGCTATTTGGATGTTGATAGTTTTCAAAATTATAAGCCCAGTTACTATTATCATCGGAATTGTCAAGAAATTTGCCAGTTGAATTATAGGTTGACCCAGTCCAGGTATATTCAGGTATCAAAGACTCCGAATAAAAAATACAGTTTTTAAATTTCGGAGGAACGCTGCCATTGATTGAGTAGGAGATTAATATATTATACCAAGGCAGGTTTGCAAAAGATTCAGGGTAATAAAATGTGCAAGATTCAAGTGTTGCATTACTGAGATCTTTTGAGTGTTGTACTTGCTCAAAAGTCGCACCAGCAGTAAAGATGCAGCCTTTAAATGTACTTTCGCCATCTTCCGCAAGGTTAAAGACAGCCCGCTGTGAAAAGATACAGCTTTCAAAATCCATCAGTAACACTCTCTTGACCGATTGCAATCCTCTAAGAGAACTACCCGCTGTAGCCATATTGAAATCGAAATTAATATTTTTAAAACTGATTCGCCGTATATTTGGTACAGGATTAATCAGAGTACCGGTATCAGTTAACATATTTGTGTGAGTAACGTTAATATCTGTAATAGTTACTTTGTTGCGGTTTAAGCCTTCTATATTTAATTTCTCAACAACCTCTAAGAAAGTACTATCCCCTATGTCATAGCTGCCATCAGTTAAATACAATACCCCTCCTTCACCAACAGCAGTTTCAGCCTCATTCAATTGATCGACGAAATAAGGATCGTCAAATGTTCCAGCACCTGTTCCGGTGCCAGGCTGTAGAAATACTCCTGTGATTGCATCAGGTATTTTAATGCCGCCTATTAAAGGCGAATTTGGGCGCAGTCTGTAATCGTTATTCGTAGCATCAATGAATTTAGGATCTAGGTCTACAAAAACATTTTTAGCTGGATCTGTAGAAGCACCTGAAATATTATTATAAACAACATTTTTTTCAGTAAAGATACCGGGTACGGTTCCAAGATTAACTCTTTCTCCTGGGTCAGCAAAAATAATTGTATCTTGAATGTGAGCTTCTTGATTTCCTGAGTTATCGTTAAACACGATGGTAAGAGAAGAATCTGTCTCGCTTGAAAATTTTAAAACACAATTTTTAAGTTCAAAGCCATTGGGCAAAGCCGAAGCCGAATAAAAATATGGAGCAGTTCCATCACTTGCACCCTCTCCATACCTTATTAAATCAAAAATACAACCTGTAAATTTTGCTGAGAATGCCGGAGCATCACTCCCGGTTCCTGGTCCTAAAAAACCATAATCAGAAACATACAGTTTGAATGTGCAACTCTCAAATTCATGGTATTGGTCAACTGCGGAACCAATATTAACCGCACGGTTGTTCCAAGCTGGACTGCCCACATCTTCAAAAGAAAGACCTTTAAATTTTGAGACTGCATAATTATCACTAGTATCGCCTACATATATATATTTTAGATAACTGATGGAAGAACTTTTTATGATAGCTTTTCCTCGGTTTTTTGCTTCATAAGTTGATCCCTTGAATGTAGTGTTATTGTCAACAAGAATATACTCCCCGTCAAGAAAAATAACCTTACCTTGTTCGCCCGCCAAGGTATGTGCGGCAGATAATTCGTCGAAATAGTAGGGGTCCTCTAAAGTCCCCGACCCTGTTCCTGTTCCTGGTTGTATGTAAACTATTGCCATTAGAAGTAACCTCCGTCAATTAATAATGGTTGCGGCACAGCACCAATTGATGCACCCTGAAAACCTTGTCTAACTGGTATACCATTTGTACCTTTACTATCACTATCACCATTTATTAAGGAATATTGTTCGCCGTCAGTATGTGTAAATTCTATATCTTGAGGTGTATCAGTATCATCGATTTTAACAGCTAGACCTAGTGCAATGTTATTTGCAGGAGAAACATCTTCGTCGCCGCCCACTAAATGTGCCACTCTATTGCCGTATGCATCTCTTGTCATATAAACAAAAGAATCACTGTCGGAATAAATTCTTGTATCAACTGGATTTAAAGCATGGGCCCCAATATCAGTTGAACCTTTTACATTAAAATCATTGAATCTATACCAGCCAGAAGCTAAGCCGCCTTCACCAGTCGTTCCGACCACGAATCGATTTTCGTCAGTCAGTAATTTAAATTGAATATCTTGAGATGTCCCACTTAAAACAGCAGAGGTGCCAAGCCCTAGTTTGTCGGCGGTTAAGATTGTAACAGGGTTTCCTTCGCTATCTAAAACTTTAGGTACTTTATCAAAAGATACAACTTCAGGATTGTTGGGGTCTGGTTTTATTGAGGCAGATCCTACTTTAATTCCAGCAGGAATAGATACATCTCCTTGTGCATCTATAGAGATGCTTACATCTCCAAGTTTTAAGGAATTATCACTTAAATATAAATGCCTAATTTTTTTCTCAGCAGATCCTAAATCATAAGCAGCATTAGTATCTGGTATTAAGCTACTATTAAAATCAATTTGGTCGGCACCGATAGCAAGAGAACCCGAATCCTGAAGTGTTAAAAATCCCTGAGAAGATAAGTCGAATATCTGAGATGATTGAACCGAAAGAGCTCCAGAGTGTTGTACTACGGAACTCTCTGTAATGTTAGCATCAGGTACGTTGACCCAAGTAACATTTGAGCTTAAGTCATTTAATTCTGTAAAGCTGCCTGTTGAAACAGCATTTCCTTGTACGGTAAGCTCTTGGAATGATCCAGTCTTGAATACTCCAGATCCCCAAGCAACGCCTGGTTTTCCGATTCCTCCTTCTCCGTCTGATCTTGGTATTAAGTTTTTAGTTGCCATATTTTTTCCTCTTTATAAAGTATACACAAATTTTTATCTTTTTTACGAAAGTAATGTTTCATGAACGCCTGAAATGGTATTTCCTGAAGAATCTGCCACATCATACAAATAGTTTGTGTTCACACTGCTAATTGTGACTGAATTACCATTTAAGGTTGCAGTATCTCCCACAGAATACAAAGGTGTCCAACTTCCAGTGATAGGGTTGCCGTTAATATCAGTTGAAAGCAGTGATTCCGATATATAACTATTAGTAGGTGAAGTTGCTGAACTATAAGATATGCCATATTTATCTTCACTATTGATCGCTTCTGTAATGTACACAGTTACTCCGTAATATGTTGTTGTATCACCCACATTAAATTTAGGAGGAACTGGAAGCGAAGTATTTGGGGCAATTGATAAGGTGTTATTTGCAGGCATTGAAGATTCGGCATGGTTAGAATCTGAATCTTCCATATAGTAAGTTACACTGCCTATACTATGAGTATGATTTGTAGATAAACCTGTATCTGCTAAATAAACAGGGTAGTAATAGCCTTCTCCATTTACTCCATCATCGCCATAAACATAATACGCTGTTCCTTTAGCAGGAGAAGCTGGTGCACTTTGTTGGGTACCATTGCTCGCTGTCACTTCTGCAGGACTTTCGGAAAGAGTTGTATTCGAAGATCTTGGAGTAACATCACTATCAGTAGTGATTTCAAAATACTGAGCATCGTCAGTGGTAGAACTCACGGGCACGTCAAGAGGAATATAATCGCCCTCAGCATTACCTTCCCATAATCTTACCGCAGGATCACTCGAATCGTAAACCGCCGTGCGCAAAATCAAGTCTCCATTTGAAGTCTCAAACCATTGTTTGGAGGTAGCAGATGTAGCAGAAGGAGGAAGCGGAGGATCTATAAGACCTGCTGAAACTGCCTTTTTAACCAACTTAGACTCTTCAGAAAAAAGAACAGAGCCTGGTGTCATGGTTATAACTCCGGGACCAACTTCCGTTACTGTACCGTCAGGCAAGACAAGTATGCACTTTTCAGTAACATCAATTTCAATGTCTTGACTTGTATTATTAATTGAGCCCCCATCGGGATTCTCTAAATGGTCTTTAATGTTAACATCGACACCCTGACTAGTCGTAAACGGATCTTCTCCTGTGTAACCAGACCAAGGTAAAGGTGTGGTTTTCCCTGAAAGCTCTTCAAATATTACCCAGCCTTTTGGTACAGTAATGTCGCCCGGCAAAAAGTATTTAATTTCACCATTAGGCCCAACCAGAATACCTGGTCTTGTTGTGTTTATTGTGATGTCTGTGCCAGTAGTGTTGACTGAACCAGAACTTGGTTGGTCAAGATAGTCTTCTATATTAACTTTAACACTAACTTTAGATAGTTTATCTTCTTTATCACTAATTAAAATATCATCTACTCCTAAAGTAATAACTGCTGGAGGATTGTAAGTCACAACCGTGCCATCTGGCTTTATAACAATAGATTTTGTGTTGATCTTAATATCTAGTGGTGAACCCGTAGTATTTTTATAGCCAGAATTTGGATCATCTAGATAGTCTTTTACATTAATATCTTGACTATTTACTGTGATCGGGTCAGCTGTGTACGCTGGAGTTAAGTCTGGCAAAGGATATCCAGTATTACCTGTGTCCTTAAAGAATGTACAGGAATCATTTAGTGTGATAATTCCCGGAGGAACTAATGTAACTGAACCATCGTCGCAGACAATAACACCTGATTGTAGGCTATGGATTTCTATTGGTCCTCCTGTGCCGTTAAAAGAGCCCGCGTCAGGATTAGATATATAATCAGTTATATTAACATCTCCACCAGTAGTAGAAAATGGGTCTCCTGTATATGCAGGAGAAGGTTGAGGTAAAGGAGAATCGGTTGATCCAATATCTTCAAAAAGAACCCAACCGTCTGGTACTACAGCAGCACCCGCACCCAAGAAAACTTTTATTTCTCCGTTTGGCCCAACAATGATACCTGAATTTTGAACCGAAACAACAACTTCAGAGCCAGTATCATTTAAAGAGCCGCCACTTGGATTGGAAAGATAATCTTTAATGTTTACATCTACATTATTAGAAGTAGTAAATGGATCAGTCCCATTATAATCGGCAGAAGAAAGTGAAGAAGGTGTTAAACCTTGTGTAAGAAATGGGTCTCCTGTGTATGCAGGAACTGGAGCAGGTAAAGGACTGCCTGTTGCACCTTCATCTTGAAAAAGTACATAACCTGGAGGTATAATAGCCGCGCCTGGACCAAAAAAGAATTTCTTTTCTCCATTTGGACCAATCATAAGGCCACGCACAGCTACAGAAACTACGATTTCAGACTCAGTATCATTATAGGTTCCAGAATCTGGATTATCTAAATAATCTTTTACATTTAAAGTAACATTACTCGGGGTAGTGTATGGATCAACCCCTTTATATCCTGCATCGATCAATGCGTCAAGACCAACAAAATCAGGGTCTCTAAAATTAAGAACTCCATCTCCATCGTCATCGCCAGCGGGATCAATATAATCCCCTAAATATTTAACAGATAATCCTGCTGGCATGTAAACTGGATAAGTTATTCCTTCTGGGGCTGGCCCTAATTCAGATTCTCCATAAGCAACAACACTACCTGTTGGAGAGTTAGCTTTAGCTAGAGCTTCCGTAGCATACAAAGGATAATATTTAGCAACACTAAATGCATCAACATCTTTTGGTAAGTATAATGCTTGAAATTTTTCCTTTCCTCTGCTAGTAGTTAAAATAATTTCACGAGTTAATCTACTATAATAAATTGTATTAGGCTCTACTACTAATGGTAACTTGCTAACTTTCTTGATATTTTTCATCTCTTTATACTGTTACACTTAATTTATGGCCTCTTATATTTGTATATATGATTATTGGGTAAATTTGCAGTTAACCCCCATTTATGGGCAAGGTAACCCTCTGTTTCCGCAGCTTTAAAGTCTCCTCTTGAGAGAATTAATTCAGCGATATAACCTTTCATGTTGCTTGACTCGGATTCATTGCCGCCAATATTTAATGAAGAAAAGGAGTTTGTGCCGATATTTCCTTGAGCTTCTATATTTCCATTGATACTAATATAAGAATTAGTTGAGTTGAATTTTATAATAAATAAAATATCTTGACCTTCTGGGACAGTGTCAGCACCTGAACTGAGTGCAATGTTTGCACCCCCACCGCTGCCACCAAGTATTTGTAGTGAATCACTGGGCGAAGTTCTTCTTAGACCCATCCTTTGTCCAGGTGCTGTGTTCTCTGTTCCTGCAATAATAAAATCCTGAGCGTTATCTTGGTCGCATCTGAAAATAGCTGACAGGTATAATGGTTCAGAATTTTGATCAAACGAAAAAGAATCGTTTTCAAGAATCTGATCGACTGAATCCCATGATAAAACATTTAATCCATTTAGCGTTTCTATTCCTGTTTTGGGGCCATTTTTACCTGCAGTTATTACATTTAAATGAAATCCATTGCCTGATTTATCATTAATCTGAGAAACTACATTGGATGATTCGGTGATACTGGTGATATCTGAAGCATCATACCAGCAAGCTAAATTCAGAAACCTATTTGGTGTCCAAACTTTAGAGCCACTATCAAAAATAATTTCTCCAGCATCATTTTCTATCAAAAAATTTCCATCAGCATCTGTATAAAGTAAAGAGCCACCTATATTAATTTTATTATATTTAAATATTCTATCCATGATGTTTATGCTTTTTTAAAGATCGCAAGATCAATAGAATGCCCGCTCTCTGAAATTACATCGCTAAAATCAATATGAAATCCAGTGGTTGTGATATCATGAATATAATAATCATAAATATACGAAACTGAACCAGTAGATGTCATGTTTCCGTGCACTTGAGGCGGAATAATATAATTAACATTATCACCTAAGTCTAAGAATTTAATACCACTCGAAGATATGCTCTCAGGAATTTCTAGAGAAAACAAAAAAGGTAAACTAGAATTAATTAAAGAGACATCATCGCTTAATGCCACAAAATTTGCAGTACTAAGACCGCTTACAGTAACAACATCGTCAGAAACGATTGTAATATCATCGCTAAGTGCAATAGTATTAGCAAGAGATTCGCCACTTACTATGAGCAAATCATCCTCAAGAATATCTATATCATCCCCTAAGGCAACAAAATTCGCTAGCGATTCTCCGCTTACAGAAATTAGATTATCGTTAAGACCACTAATCCCAGACTCCGCAAAACCGCTGACCCCGCTTAATCCATCTCGCAGTCCACTGATACCTGATTCTGCGAAACCACTAACTGTATCAAGACCCGCAATAACATTCCTGCCGCTAACAACAAGATCTCCAGACATTTCAAAGTTGCCGCCAGCAATAATATTGCCACCATCCAATATGATTCCATCATCCTCGCCCGCTTCACCAACAATAACTTCATCAAAGAAATGCCCAGTATTACCTGTAATATAGTCCGATTGCAGATAATGATATATTCCGCTATGACCGCTAATCGTACCAGTAACTGTATAGTCAAGAATTTCATTGACATATGTTTTGCCACTGATATGCAAGTCTCCAGAAACATGAACGTCATTAGAAAACACCGCATCATTCGCAGTGAAATAATCAAAATGTCCACTTGTACCACTTAATTGATTATTGTCGTAATTATATATTAAGTACTCTGAGCCCGCTAGTTTGTCACCGCTAACAAATTGTATGTTGGTATCTGTGCCGCCAGGTTCTCCTCTGGAATCACCGAGCTTAGCGATCTTTACCCAGTCAACATTATTGTTTTCTCCAGTTTTTTCGTAAAGAAAGTTAGTGCTTAAGTCTAGGAAATGTGCTCCTCTAATACCAGCAGCTTTTAAGCTTTTCCCTGCACCAGTTGGAGGAGCAAAATCAAAAATAAGGGGTTTTCTGATCCCTAAGTTAGCGTTTACGAAATCTTCAAAAGCACCCATATCAATCCTCGCTAACTATATATTTTGCAGGGTTATTAACATCTGTATTAGCAGCTCTGGAGAGTGCGTCTAGATTAAATATATGATCACCATTGCTATCTGTTAAGCCAGAAGAATCGCAAACGGTAAATTCATTATTGAAATCAAAAGTGAAATCTAATTGTGTTCCATTCGCTATAGATTTGTATGTATAAATTGTGCCACCATTTGGACCCGCGCCACCCTCACTAGTATTTTCTAAATCGACATTATTTGGATTAGTAACTGATGTGCCGATAGGAGCAAGCCCAGCAGATAAAGATTGGGGGCTAGCAAATATATCTCTTGAATTAAATCCTTCAATATTATATGTTGATGGACTAACCGTAGTTGTTTCAATGCCCGCTAAATTAAATGCAGATACCTGCCAATTAAATATTCCTTTAGTGTGTGAATCATTGACATTAATCCGGAAAGAATTAGTTCCATTGGTGCTTTGGCTTGTATGTGTCAGTGAGGATGGATTTGTTTGGCTAGAGTCAACACTGAGTGTTGGAAAAGCATTGTATTTTTGATTAGAATTTAAAGAAAAGTTGTAATTTTGCCCGCTATTAGAACTAATTAATTTAGATGCTAAACCACTGATTGTTAAGGTCATTGGTGTGTTGGCGATAAATACAACCTCAGTGTTCGATTCAACTATTCCATTTGTAGCTTTTGTGGCAGTTGCCCTAAAGTTCGCACTCGATATGTTGTATCCTCCTGAATTATAATCACAAACTTTATTAGCCTCAAACGCAGAAGTATTAGCGATAGTTAATTGTCCATTTGGACTGTCATAAACTACAGAATCGTAATTTGAAATACTGTGAGCAACTGTTGCCGATTCGCCAGACTTAATTGCTTGCTGATTAGTTGGGTAAGTAATACTACTAAACGAAATAGATGGACCAACGTTGTCTACTGAAGCAGTATTGTCGGATGTATATTCAGCACTTAATACTCCAAAGCTGTTTCTTGCCTGAATAACAACTGATTGATTGCCGTTTCTTGAGTTGCTGCTTGTTACTTTTACTGGAACCGTATATTTGTAAACATTTCCAGCTACCGAAACAAAACTATAACTAGAAAAAGAAGTTTGACTACCGTCTGAAATGCCAGAATTTAATACTTTTATTTGTATCGTGTTCGCAGCAACATCTTTAACATCAATCTCGACTTCAACATTAACAGTATCTCCGCCTTTTAAATCAGTAGTGCCAATTAAATTTGGAGAATTTGTTGATATGGCTGGAGTGATGATTTCTGAAGACTCAACACTCATGCCGTTTGCTACTTTTACAGAAACATATTCGGTATCATTTGCACCATTAGAACTACGCACCGCATAGATTTCAATGTTGTCTGAGTCAGTAAATGTTCCCTGCACATAAGATACAGTTTTAGTTCCCTCGAAAGTGTCGGGGTTGTTAACATCTACTAAACATCCATCAGTTAATATTGGTGTATAACTAACGGTATCATCGAACTCATTAAAATCAAGAATATTGTTGGTGAATGTGGTAGACTCTCCTTGTCGCAAACCGTCAGATCTCCCATTATAAGATACAGGATCGGTGGCCGTAATAACAGGATATACTTGGTCTAAAGAAACAACATTAGAGGAAGTATCAATTATTCCAGTTGAGCCAAAATTATTCAATGCTCTAACACTAACACCTTGATCAATTCCATCTCGATTAGAAACACTTACAGGTATCGTATATAAACGCGAGCCGTCTCCCAAGACTGCAGGAATATATGATACAAAATTTGTACCATTTGATATGCCTTCATCCATGACCTGAATACCACTGACAGATGTATCGTGACTATCGAAAAGCCCGCTAGGATATGTTACTTGTATATCAATAACATCATCTTCTTTTAATGCATCATTGCCTAATTCTGTGCCAGCTTTTGGCGTGGCTGAAAAAATATCATTTATTTGTACGGATGTAGCACTGGGGCCAGTGCCTAATTCTGTTAAGCTAATATAGCCTGTTATATTATTAACTGCGCCAGTAATTTCTGTCTTGCCCCGCAAATCTAAATTATCTATAAAGCCTTCAAATCGACGAGTTTGTGTGCCTAATTCACGTATATTTTGAAAAGGTATTTGTTGACCATTGATGTAACCTGTTCCCATGTACTCGTTTGCTGGGCCGTCCCAACGAAGATAAGCCTTACAACGACGAGCGGAATCAACAGTGACACCTGATAAAAATATATCTTGAGTAGGGGTCTCGTAAAAAGTTTTTATTGTTGGCCCAAGTTTATTCTCTAAATCTGAGAAATATATATATGTTCCACCAAACTGAGAATTAAAAGAATCTAGCAATTGATTATTTAAGTTGCCTTGGTCATCAACAACCAAATCAATCTGTGACTTTAAGACATCTCCAGTAGCAGCAATATTGCCGCTGAGATATTCTCCCGTAGAAACGAGATTCTGATAAAAAATATCAAAAGTTTGATCGATTAATGTTCCACTAGCAAGTAAATCTCCACTAACTGTCTCGATGGCTTCATATAAATACTGACCAGTAGTAAATAAGTCGCCTGATATTATATCAATTTTGTCTTGTAGCTCAGACTCTGTAGCATTTAATGCCCCGCTTAAAGAATCTAAATCTAAATTTAAAAGATTATCAGCGGCAACCAAGGCGTCATTTATATCATCTATGTAATTATGTAAAAAATTACCACTTGCTATAAGGTCATCTTGTCCGATCAAACCAGCGGGAAGCTGGTCAGTGATGCTTGTGCTAATGTCGCCAAGAGAAACAGAAAAATTGTTTGCATCAGTAGCGACTACAAACTTTAAATCTGACCTAGGTACAATACTAGGAAGATCTGTAATTTTTCTATTATTAGGCATAAATTAAGATACGATATAACTTTTACTAGATAGTGAAGAAACATTACTTGTTCCGATCACTATGTTATCAGATAAAGATTGAGCTATAATTGCTGAATTTTCGAGAAAAGTACTACTTATAGTTGGTACTATTGAGGTTCCGCTGACCACATTAGTTATTTGGTTCTTAGCAGCTCCTCCAGCGTCACCCAAATGCAATCCATCGTCACCTACGCCGAAACTTTTAAGCGAAAGATTGATTAGTGTTGTATTAGTTAGCATTGGTGCACCCGTGAAATAAGTGGTCAAGGTAGTGCGTGTTGTAGTGGCTGGATCTTTATATAAAGTAACATCTGTTGCAAATGTCGCATAACTGCTACCTGTTTGGGTAGGAGCAGATGGCCAGTAAGCTTTATTTGTTGCTGACATCTGAGTCATTATATTATTATCGTAAAAATTTGGAGTAGGATCGGGTCCCGCCATTACTGCCTGATATGCCCAAGTTTTATTTGCCGCAAGCCATATAAAAAATTGGGCATCACCTAATTTATCTAGTTCTTGAGTTGTGGTAGATAAAACAGCCGCTGGATTTGAGTGATATAAAGTTGTACCACTGCTGGCAACAGCAGCAAATACATAAGAACCAAAATCTCCAAATAATCGAGTGCTAGAATTAGCAGTCATTGGAGAAAATCTAAAACCACTGGATGTAAAGTGTGAATAATTTGCAGTATTCCAGTGGAAAATTCTGAACCCTTCACCCCCATGAAGTATCTCCAAAAATCTGAATCTAATATGTTCATTGCCATGAACTTCTACACTAAATCCAAGGGCACCATCTAAATCTGCCAAAGCATAAGATGATGTGGTTCCTGCATTTTCTCCTGCAGGTGTATCAAAGGTCATAGTTTTTTGCCATGCAAATGTACCGTCAGGGCCAAGTGTTCTGTATGCAGTTAGTGCACTTTGATTATTCAAATTCCAGTAACCTGTAGTTTTACCATAAAGAGTGAGAGCTGTAAAATAATTAGAAAGCGAATCAGCAGCCTCTGATAAATCATAAGTCACTCCACTAATATCACCTGCTGAACTAGTATCAACGCGCATAAAAATAAAACTGCCATTTCCGTCACTTGCACCCTGGTTTTGACCATAAATTTTAAAATATACATTCGATAATACAGTATTTGCATGACCCTGACCTGTAAACCAAAAGAAAATGTGGAAATTACCTTTAAAATATCCCGGTGTTTGTATTCCTGTTGATGTTTGGGCAGAAAGATCTACTTTATATTTTCTTGGTTGTTTTATAATTGGACTACAAAAACTAAAAACACATTGAGGGTTTCCAATGTTAACACCTCCATGTATCATCAAGGACCCGCCGCCATTTTTTTGATCCACATAACTATAATCGGCAATATGATCAGTTGGTAAGTCTGGGTCTCTCACAAGTACCGTTATTTTACTAGCATTTGAAAGGAAAGTATTGATATAGCTGCGAATACCTTGCCAGCTAATAAATGGTTGTGCAATAACATTGGAATCTGGACTGGAGCTAAAAGCAAAAGAAAAATTATGTCTATTATAAAAATTAGCTTCAGCCCGAAGGTTAGAAGGCACATCTAAAACTGGATTATTTAATTCATTTGCACTCAATTGATGCCAATCGGTAGTATTTGTATGGTCAGTTGTTGCCCCGCCTGGATTAATAGCAATGTAATAAAGAGATCCTATACCACCAACATCTCTCTTTACTATCCTATTAAAATCCCAAGGCCGATTGCCATCTCTTATTTGCCAGTAAAGTCCATTTGAAATAGGTGTATTAGCAGGAACATATCTAATTGCTAGATACGATGCTCCGCCGCTAGTTACTAAACTTAATCTTTTGTAAGCCGTTGAGATGTTGTGTGCTTGAGCCACCATCCATGGAGCGAACTCTCCATCATCAGACCTTCTTTTTAGGGGTGTTGGACTATATTCAAAAAATTCTCTAGCCTTAATTGTGTCTCGTTTAACATATCCATTATCAACATACACATTTGTCTGAGTACCGCTACGCTTCCAACTATTGTCATCAAAACTAGTAATGCCTCTACCAAGAGGAGCATCAGTTACTGGATTATAACCCATAAAAATAAAGTTGGTGTTAACATTAGGATCTAGTAATCCATGATAACTCATTGTATTTTTTATCGTAAAAACAGTATCATTTGATGGGGCACTAGTTAATGCACTGCTTAATGTTACGACTTTTGTGGTTCCATTGTAAGAAGATATAGTACGTACTTCACCATTAATTTCTAAGGGTCTATCCACATAGATATCATCATCGGCAGACACAAGATTAGTAACAAATGAAGTAGTAGTGGCAGCAGCATCAAAAACTCTTCCTTCGGTACCAAGCCCTCCATCGTTGTCAGAAGGATCTCTTCCATGCAAAGCATGACCACGAAGACTAACAGGTGTCGATGATCCTTTGATATCTATATCATCATGCTTGCCTAAAAGCAAGGTGTATTCTGTCGCCTCTGAACCACTATCGTCAACAGAAATAGTATAACTATAGGATCTGCAATTATTGTCATCAGCGTCGCCATATGTGGGATTTAATTTTAATCCACCAAATGGATCGATTAATTGTTTGAAATTACTTAATGTAAGAGGTGGGTCATTTACTAAAACACATCGACCTTCTACGGCATCAAATTCTACCTGTACTCCTCCTCCTTCATTGGGGTCAACTTCAATAGGTTCAGTAGGATCAAGTAGTGTTTGCTCATCAGTATCACTCGCATCAAGCTGCTCTTTGGTTTTTTCAGCATTGTGGAGTTGTATCAAATCTTCTACGGTAATCTTTCTTACATTGTTGCCAGCCGAATCGGAAACCGCAAGATAATCAGAGATATCGAATTGTATAGTTGTATCAAAATTGGTTAAAGAATTAAAATCTCCTCCTGAAATATCGCCCCAAGAATGAGTATGAGTTGAATTAGCTTTTCCAGCCAATTCAGTGCTTAGATTTGTAATCTCAGATATCGCATGAGTATGAGTTGAATTAGCTTTTCCAGCCAATTCAGTGCTTAGATTTGTAATCTCAGATATCGCATGAGTGTGGCTTGAGGGATCAAAAGTGGCAGGCTTGTCAGTAACTTGAGTCCAGCTTACCGAAGATAAACCGGCATCATCAGCAGCAGGAACCCATTCACTACCACTACTGCTCCATTTTAAAATTTGACCATTCGAAGGAGCTGTTGTGCTAACATCTGAATGAGAAGATAATGCATGGCTTAAGTTAGCTTTTCCAGCAAGAGCCGTGGTAATATCTCCAAGAGCATCTACGTTTACCCACTTAGAGCCATTCCATTGTAAAATATCACCATTAGTTATACTTGTGAGAGTAACATCTTCTATATCCCCCAGCGAATCAATACTTACTCCCGCCAAAAGATCTGTTAAACTTGTACCACCGACGGTCAATTCTCCGCCAACAGACAAATCTGTACCAACACTAACATTCTTCGCAAAACTACCTTTTTCTTTAACAGTAAGCTCACCACCGAGAGTTGTTTTGTTTCCGTCTTCAACCGTAAAAGTGCTCTTGAGGGTAGTCGCACCAGCAACGCTTAATGTTTGACTTAAAGTTGCTCCTTCTTTAACTGTAAGTGCGCCGCCAAGAGTAGTGCTTGATCCATCTTTTACTTTTAATGTATTGTTAATTGTTGTAGCACCGCCAAGAGTTGTAGTTTCTGTAACACTTAAAGTACCTCCCAATTGTGTAGAACTACCCTCCTTGACATTCAATGAGTCGTTTATATTAGTCGGACCATTTAAAATCGTAGTTGAGCCTTCCTGAACTGTTAAGCCACCAGCAATATTAGCGGACTCTGTGATATTTAAAGACTGGGATATTTCAACATTTCCATCTTCGTTAATAGCTAGTTTGGTTTCGCCAGCTTGCTGAAAGGCAACTTCACGAGTATCACTAGAATCTGTTCCTCCAAATGATATTTCTTCTGTGGTACCAGCAATAATCGAGCTGCCTCCACCAATATCGAAACCAGTAAGAACTGGGAGCCCACTGATTGTTAATGACTCAGCAAAAGCTCCAGTCGCCCCGCTTATATATTCTGGGTAGGTTTTAAATACTTCGTCAGCAAGCCCCGTAAAACTAATTTTATAATTTTGTGCCTTATTATTTTCGGCATCACCACTAGCTATAATGTAAAATGTATCCTCGTCTTGCTTGCCGCTAAATATAGGAAATTCAGAAATTTTTTTGTCAGCCATAATAAGTATTATACACTATAATATGGCTCACTTGAACAATAAATTATGATATATTGTATCTAATTTCTTCTCTTACGACTGTAAAATTAAACAAAGCACTAGAAATAATATCATGATTGTAATAATAATCTACAATTTGATCCTCTATATTCTGCTGTATTAAGCGTTTTAGAGGCCTTGCTCCCATCTTTTCTGACGCAGCTTGGCGACACATGAACTCCAGCACTTCATCTGAGTAATTTATTTTAATATTTTTTGATTTTAGCTTGGTTTGTAGATTTTTTATTTGATTTTTAAATATTTTATGTAAATCTTTTTCTTGCAAATGATTAAACACTACAATTTCATCTAATCTATTTATTAATTCGGGGCTAAGTATCTTCTTTGCGGCATCATGTATCTTTGATGTGTTAGATTCCGCAGAAGGTCCGAAGCCTAAGGTGGATTTCGTGGTTAACTCTGACCCAATGTTACTTGTTAAGATGATTATAGTGTCTTTAAAGTGAGCTTTGTTGCCACTATTATCTTCAATCTCTCCTTCTTCAAGAGCTTGTAGTAACAGTTGTTGAACTTCTGGGTGAGATTTTTCGATTTCATCAAACAGAAGAACGCAATGAGGCTTCTTTTTTAAATTCTCTATCAACAAACCGCCTTCTTCATAACCAACATATCCTGGTGATGCACCGATTAATTTAGATGAGGATACTTTTTCAGAATATTCTGACATATCAAAGCGAAATATATTCTTTTCTGAACCAAAGTAATGTTTTGCGAGCATTTTAGCGCTCCAAGTTTTACCAACACCTGTAGCCCCCAAAAATAAGAAAGATCCAATTGGTTTTTTATTGTCTTTTAATCCTATTTTAGATCTAAGTATAGACCTACTCATGCAGGAAACCGCGTCTGGCTGATTGATTATGCATTTAGAAAGAGATTTTTGAATAGACTTTGTTCTATCATCTTTTTCATGCACCAAATTTTCCTTAGGAACTTTTGCTTTTTGAGAAATAACAGAAAGAATATCATCAGAGGAAACAGGCTCAATAGGTTCAGCCTTCCAATTATTCAAAAGGTCTTCGTATGCCTTTATTAAGCCTTCTTCTATTTCACCATTCTTAGGGTTAGCGTCAATCGCTCCATAGATTTTATCTTCTAGGTTAAGGATTTCTTTCGGAGGCGTCAAGTTTCTAATTTTTACTTTAGCGCCAACTTCATCTAGTACATCAATAGCTTTATCTGGAAATTTTTTATTAGGAAGATACAGATCACAAAGCTGGACAATTTCGTTCAGTAATTTTACTGGATATTTTACATCATGAAATTCTTCATAAGACTTTTTTAATCCTTTCAGTATCAAGTAAGTTTCTTCAACACTTGGCTCTTGTACATGTATTGGTTCAAATCTTCTGGTTAGAGCAACATCTTTTTCGATATTCTTTTTAAACTCAGGAAAAGTGGTGGCCCCAATAAGTGTGACTTCTCCTCTTGCGAGCGCAGGCTTTAATATGTTAGCCGCATCCATTGCTCCTTCTGCTCCTCCCGCCCCAACAATAGTATGTGTTTCGTCAATAAATAAAATAACATTAGATTTGTCTTTGCACTCAGAAAGAAGAGATTTAATTCTCTGCTCAAATTGACCCCTATATTTTGTGCCCGCAATCATTGATGCTAGATCTACTGCATAAACTTCTTTATCTAAAAGATATGGGGGTACTTTGCCTGATACGATTTTGTGTGCCAAACCTTCTACTATAGCTGTTTTGCCAACGCCAGGATCTCCTATAAGTAGAACATTGCTTTTATTTTTTCTTGAAAGAATTTCGCACACTCTTTTAATCTCATAATCTTTTCCTATAATTTTTCCTATCTTTCCTTCGATAGAAAGCCTGTTTAAATTTACTGAAAAAGATTCTAGTGTGCTCTCTTTATTGTTTTGGGCAGCAACATGGGGGCGAGTTACTTTATTACTAACCGCCGTCTGAGGGAAATTTAGATCACTGCTTTTTATTAAAAGTATAAATGTTTTAACTAAATCTTGAACATCAACCTCATAAGCTTTAAAGAAACTATGCAATGCACCGTCAAAAGAATTTAAAAATATAAAAAAGAAATGCTCTATACCGACATAGTCATCATTGATTTCTTGAGAAAATTCATGAGCCTTAGAAAGTACAATAGCAAAGTCTTCTGAAAATTTAGCTTGCTCATCATTGTCTTCATTCTTTTTTAAGCCACAAAAAGTAGTAACGAATACCTTGATTTCATTAGCAGTAAATCCAAAGCTAGCAAGGAAGTCATCAATCAAGGCGTCTCCCGAATTTAATATAACCAATAGTAAATGTGCAGGCTCTACTTCTTCGTCATTCAAAGATGTCGCAAAAGACTTAGCTTGTGAAATCATCTGCTGAGCTTTTGGAGTAAAATTTGGTGATAGATCCATTCCCATAATGTACACTTATACCTTTAAATCTTTTAAATTCATATATATCATTTCATCAACTATCTTCATGTTGTTTACAAAAATAGCATCTCCTTCTCTAGTTTTTTCGCCATACAAAGTAATGATATTTCCTTCTTTAGGAATAGTATGATTCTCTATATAGTTGCTGCATTTTTTTTCTCTAGCCGTATCACAAAGTATAGCGTTAACCATGCCAAATTCATCTTCTAATTCTAACTTGATATACATATTCCCATTTCTAGACTTATCTTTTTTGGCAAATGAAACAGAAAATATATACTTAGAAGATTCTCTAGGCTCAATCGATTTAAAATAAATAGAGTTATGCGGTTTATCTTTTACATGATCAAATACTTTTGATAATTCTGCAGAATAACTAAACCCTAATAGCTGTTTTTCAAAATACCAATTAGCAAATTTTTGACTCTTACTATTTTTATAGTAAATCTTTTTATAAGGGTCATACTTCTTTTTTAAAGTTTGATATCTTGATTCTTTTATTAGTGGTCTGCCGTCGTCACCAACAGCTTTAAAATCTGACTCAGTCACTCTTTTAAATATAGCAAATAGATCTATTTTATCTGTCTCTGCTATAGCAATAAAGTTTCTTTTTTCTCTGTCTGTTAGAATGTTGAACAATTGAGCTTCTAATACAAGCTTGGATCTGTCTTCTGTGGGGTCATCAGTTAATGCACCCGCTTGAATTAATGCAGACAAAACACCTATGTTCAATCCCGCAGATTTAGCCGCTAAGAATAAATCAAACTTAGTTTTATTTTCCTCATCACGAAACTTGCGCAGAGAATTTAAAGACTTCTCACTAATACCTTTAATGCTGCTCAACCCATATCTTATGTTATCGCCTTCAATGCTGAAATCCATCTTAGATTTTAATATACTTGGAGGCAATAGTTTGATGCCAAAAAATGGAAGCTCTTGACTGATCCTTGCGACTTCAGCCTGAGGCGTTGGCTCAAACTTAGTCATTTTTAATAAAGACAAAAAGAACTCTTTTGGGTGATTGAATTTAAGATAAGTAGTCCATGCAGCAAGAGTGCTGTATGCTATTGAATGACTTTTATTGAACGAATAATTAGCACTATCTTCAGCAACACGCCATAATATATCTGCAGCCTCGATAGGTAATTTGTTTTCGATAATCTTTGATTCAATCTTTGCTTTCCAAGCTGGCATCTGATCAACTTTTTTCTTACCAACAATACGACGAAGTTGTTCCGCTTCATCAAGAGTAAAGCCAACTTGCACCGCCATTTTCATTAACTGCTCTTGATATAATGGTATACCACCTGTATACGATAAAACATCATCGTAAAGTTCATGCTGACTTTGAAATTCACCCGTTCTGACATAATCAGAATATTGATCTGTAAAGTCTAATGCTCCTGGTCTAGCTATTGCAACTACAGCGCTAAGCTGCTCTAGGTTTTCTGGCTTTATCTTTTTACAAACGCTAAAATTGGTATGAGCCTCAATCTGAAACAAACCGTGAGCATGCTCAAGTTCTTGCAGTGGTAAGTAAGTCTTTTTATCGTCTAGGGGAATATTAAGGGGATCTATATCAAGACTATCACATGCATCGTAAACAACACTAAGAGTTCTTAGCCCTAGAATATCAAACTTGACCATAAGTTCAGCAACCCAATTCATGTCATAAGCCGTAACCAATGTGCCTTCATTTGTTGATTGCAATGGAGACAAGTTTGAGATTTCGTCATGTGAGATGGCTATTCCAGATGGATGGACTCCGCTATTTTTATTTAAATTCTCTAACTTTTTTGCAATCCTGGTAACTTCTTCATTGCTGGCGGCCCACTCTTGAAGCTTATCAACCTCATCTATTGAGTCTGATATAGACGCAACCTTACCATAGCTCTTTGGAATTAATGCTGTTATGGCATTAATGTCTGACTCTGTATATCCACCTACAATTTTGCCGCACTCTCGAATACAAAGCTTGCTACTTAAGGTGTTTAATGTTAGAATTTTAGCTGTTCTGCCTGGGTATTTTGATTCAATATAATCAATAACTTTATATCGATGCTCATATGCTATATCGTTATCAACATCAGCAAGAAGACTGCCGTCTAAATATGTAACTCCATCTTTCTCGATTTTTTTAGCTCTACTCTTGCTGACAAATCTCTCGAAAAATAAATCATACTTGATGGGGTCAATCTTTGTGACATCAATAAGATAGAGAACCAAACATCCTGCGGCACTACCACGACCTGGGCCTGTTGGTATGTCATTTTCGTGGCAAAAATTTAGAATATCCCAGTTTAATAAAATATAATCTATGAAGCCTAGCTCTTTTAGTATCGAGAGCTCTTCTTTTGTTCTATCATAATACTCTTGTGCGTTTTTTTGCTTATCAATTCCTTTTGACTTAACACCGGCCAAGCAAAGTTTTCTAAGGAAATCATAATTTGATATACCGCTATCAACATTTATAGATTTATACTGCTTATCAGTGATTTCAATCTTTGGTAGTCGAACGCCTGGGGGTATGCAATCCGCATACTCTTTAAATTGATCAATAAAGCTTGTCATAAGTTAGCAATGCAATCTTTTTTGCAATCAAGTAATGCTTTGCTTTCGATTTCAATGCCATCTATTTGATTTAATATATTATAATAAGATTCTTTATGAATGCTCCAATACATTTTTGGCTTAGAATATAATTCTTTATGCAGGTCAGAAGCTTTCTCTATGAGCTTATTAATCTGCTGAGAGTATAATTCAAGATAACAATCAATATCATTTTTCATATTTTCACTTTCCATAGCATTTTTTTAAAGACTTCATAGTTTTTTTTGATATCATATAGTGCATCATGTAGTTTGGTTGGATCAAAATCAACCTCATATGTTTTACAGCATGCCCCTAGATTTAAACGCATGCCTCTTTCGTGAAAAGAATTTAGTTTGAATTGCCAAGAAAGAAAATCGTTACCGTTTAATTCGACTTCTTTGTAGATAGCCTTAGCTAGGCATAATGTGTCAATAGAATAAGTAAGATAAGAATAATCTGTTTTTCTGCCAAGCAACTTTCTGAAAATATTATGAATATATATATCAAAACCTAAGATGTTGTGGCCTAATTTAATATAAGAATCATCATAAAGATATTCCTCAAAATGATCGAGAACTTCTTCTGCGGGTTGAGCTAGCTTTTTATACTTGGCATCTTTAAACCCAGTGACTTTTCTAGCACCCTCAGACATTCTTAAATCTTCCCAAAAAATATGGTAGTCATTAGATTCAATAAGTTTATCTCCGTGATAAATAAGAAACGCAAGCTGCCAAGGTTTGTTATGCCCTGAAACTAAATTTAAATTACAAGTTTCAAAATCAAAGACAACATATTTTTGGTCTTTCTTAAATCTTAATAAATTTTCCATCATAGTTTAGTTTTTTCCATATAGCTTTCCCAGCAAAATTGATCACTTCCAAGGTGGTCAAAGTTAGGCTTCTCTAACGAGAGCTCTCTTCCGCCAAAAGAATTTCTACCACATATTAATTTATAGGTTAAGTATGCGGAGAAGTCTTTTTTGTTTTTATAATATATTGATTGAGTTTGCTGCATACTATAGTCATTTGTCTCGCAATATTTAATTACCGCATCTTTTATCATAGAATCAAAGGGTAAGGAGTTGTCTTCTAGGAAAAATGTGGGATTGGTAAAAGAAAAATTTACAAAACAAGATTGAAAACTAGTGAGATTTCTAAACAAAAAAGAATCATAAAAAGGTATAACAAGAGATAGATTATCTTCATTCCAATTACTTTTTAAAATATTTAAATCAAGCCAACCATTATGCTGTGTCTTGGCTAAGGTATAAATCCTGTTTAAATCTTTACAGCCTTCAGAGTTTTTAGGAAATAAAATAATCTTATGATTACATTTTGACTCTGATTTATCGTCAAGCTTGTTAATGTCTTCACAGCAGTCAAGCCGTATACCAAAGATTAGTTGCTTAGATAGAATCGAGCAAACTTTTCGAGCCTGTAGAAAACCCATGAAAGAGTCTTCAACAAGAACAACTTTATCTAAATTATTTTGTTCGGCAATATCAAAAACAGAATCAGAAGAATCGCCTGAAGAATCCTTTGGCTCATTGAGAGTAAGGATTGATTTGCCTATAGAAAAATGACTTTTGAATATTGGTAGTGTCACAAATACAATGTAACACAAACACCTATCGAAGTCAAGTTATTTTTTGGTTCTCTCTATAAAATGATCGGCTAAACCACCATCATTTAAATATTCCTCTAGCTCTTCAAGAAGTTTATTTCTGATTTCTTTTACATCGGGCGGCAAATCTTCTTCTTTGTTTTTAGCATAAGTGATAGTAGCTGATATAAGTAATAGGATTGCTAGCGGGTCAAACACGAAAATTAAAACAACAATGATGATTCTAATTGCTTGCTCTGTATCTACATTCAAACCTATCCATTCGTCCATTGCACCAACGATATATTTTATTGGGCCAATTTCTGTTTCTAATGCTCTCAGGGTAGCTCCATACTCAAATTTTTGATTTTCAAAATCACTAATCTCGTTATACCCGGCCTCAATTTCACTTCTATATTGGTTGATCTTGGGGTCATCAACTACATTACTAGCCTCTTTGAATTGCACTGAATCAATTTGTTCTCTGATAGCGGAAATTTTATCTAACGTATTCTTTTTGATGGAATCTATTTTAGATAAGGTTAGACTTCTATCTTGTTGAATAGCTTCTCTTTTTGGTTTCTGAGAATTATTGACTGTTTCAAAGTTATTCGCTCCAAAAAATCCATTACTTTTCTTTGAACTTTCAAGCTCTTGGTTTAATGAAGATTCTTGATTATTATATTTATTTAATAATTCTTGCTGTGTTTCAAGCAGCGATGACTCTTCTTCTTTGATTGATTTTATTCTATCATCAAGTCTTTTTATAATAGCCTCAGATCCTGCGTCGTTTGAGGTGCTTTGTTTTTCAAACTGAGATAGTAAATCTTTTCTTTGATCTATAAATTGCTGCTTTCTTTCTATCTTGCTTTCTATTTGAGATATAATGGCTTGCTCTTTTTCTATAGAAGCTCCGTGCTCAACATGAGACTTAGATAAGAATCCAAAAATACCCATGCTTGTGATCGCACTTAAGACTACAACCGCCAGAAGTAAATAATATTTAAGGAAGCCAAATGCTTCATGCCAATTCTTATGTAGCCAGACAGCTGCCACTAGCTTACCTACTTCTAGCACTGCACCCATTATAATAATAGCCTCCATAGAGCCTGGAAACATTGTAGCTAAACCCACAATACTAAAGTATGCAGCAACTAAGGATATAGAAATCCCTGATAAAAAGATGATCCCCGCCAAAAACATTTTAAATTTCCCCCTGATTATTGTTGTCGTTAAAACAATCTAAAGCACTTAAATTTTTTAGTGTGAAGTGAATGATTCCAAAATGCTTGCCTGTATTTTTTTGATTGGAAATTTCATATCCATAGTTAGATAAGAATTTAGAGAGCTCTGCAATATACTTATATTGCAAATAAACAATAATTTTTAAAGGAGCTCCGCAAGCCGAACTATCTTTAGAGAAAAGGGAGTTCTCTGCGTATTCGTAGCAAATGCTTTCTATTGTATTTGTCATTCATAACAGAGTACACAAATAATTAAAGAAGGTCGTCAATTTCTACTTTTGGTCTATTCCAATAGGGGCAACCTTTATACTCTACTTTCTCTATAAATTCACCTTCAAGATCATTAGGAGTAAGGGTGTCTTTGTCTTCTTTAAACACAGATTTGATAATTTTTCCTTTAGAATTTTTTATAACATAAAAATCCAATGGTTTTCTGTATGAACAAATATATGCAACGATAGGATTTCCTTCTTTATCAAGCAAAGGTTTCCCTTTAGATATCTTATATCCATCTTTACCGCACATTAGGGGGCCGCCAAAAGTTCCATCAGAAGGATAAGATTGTGCTCCTGCAAAATTACTGGTGGCATCTTCTTCATCAAAATTATCTATAAACTCTTGTACTTCTGTTAAAAAATATTCTAAACCTTCAAGTTCTTCGTCACTTATATCTTCCATTTTTACATTACCTGAAGCATGTAAATCAAATTTTAAAAATAAAAATTCAACTTCTGTATTTTTAAAGTGAGGGAATAATTTTTTAACAGCTAATGTATAAAGCAAATCCTGCATATTGTCTGTCACTTCTTTGCCTTTGAAGACTGCCTTGCTGCTTTTAAAGTCTCTAATTACCGCTAAGTTTTTACCTTCGTAAAAAAATAATTTATCAATAAACCCGCGCAATCTGTAAAGTTTGTCAACTTCATCAATAGTGATATTAAACTCTTGCTCAGAGATAGCTTCATTGGGTTCGCCTCGTGCATCACCAAAGAAATCAAAGTGCAAGCCAGCTAGGGTCATGTTATTAATTAAATCCAGATTTTCTTTATCATTAACATTGAGTTTTTTGGCATGATAAGCAACTAGGCGCCTGATTGGCTCGCAAGCAAAAATATTATCTTTTAATATAACTTCATCATAGACAGCCCTATGTCTTGGGTTTCCTAGTAATTCAAATATTAGGTGGCATATCCATCCTCGACTAGCCCCGTCATTACTTCTGTCAGGGACTTTCAAATGATATGTTGCCCAATAGCTCCAAGAGCAACTTTGAGCTTTTTTTATTCTACTAGCAGATAATGGGGTTAGTTCACTCATTGAAGAATTTTTTCTTATACAAAGAAGCAGGAATCTCTTTGCTTTTTATTAAATCTAAAATCTGATATTTGTATTTAGGCTGATCGTTAGTATACATTTTATCCGATAAATATTGCTGCCAAGGATTAAAATCTTCTGGATTCATTTCGCCAAAATCTTTTGAGGTAGGAGGATGTATTATAATATTATCTTGGCTAAAATAATTCAATAACTTTAAGTAACATTTAAATGAACCAATTAACCCTCTGTTGTGATCTTTATCAAAATCGTTATTTAAAGACAAAATAATTCTGGAACATCCGAGGGACACTAAAAAACAAAGAAGCTTGGAAGATAATGATACACCAAAAGTTACTAAGACATTTTTGATTCCCTGTTCATGCAACTGGAGTAAATCCCCAATGCTTTCAACTAAAATTACTTCGCCTTCCTGTAAGATTGAATGCTCAACTAAATTTCCTTGAGATTGAGGTAGGTAAAATGGATATATCCACTCAGATTTTTTCCCCGCATGCTTCCATTTTGGCCGATTAGGGTTAGATGTAGTCATGTCTCTACCGCTAAACCCGCAAATTTTCTGCTCATCATTGTAAATAGGGAACACAAACCTTTGATACATGGCCCCTTCTGTAGCAAGACCACCTTTGAAAAACATCAAGGTTTCATCTGATAAGCCTCTTTTATTATAAAATTTATAATGAGGTAATAATTTATTTAAAATAGAATCAGGATAGGTTTTTTCCATCGTTAGTTTTGGTCTTTGTATAATCTCTGTTCTGCTAATTGAGAAGTCATAACCACCAATGACCTTTTTAATTTCTTCTTTATCATTGGTTTGAAGAGTAGCTTGCACTAGATATTCAAGAGGTAAAGCTTTTGAATCTTTAACATAATCAACCCAGACGCCGGAATCTTTATAAACTTGCACTGCAGTTGGGTTTTTACCTCCCCTATAAAGAGCATTTGTACGCCAGTGATTACCGAAATCAGTCAGCTTGTAGCCCAAATTGGTGAGAATATCCTTTATCTTGTCAGATGTCATATATCAATGCTTGAGCCGCCTATTTCTTCGGCAAAACCAACATCAACTTGCGAATCAATCATGTCTTGCAAGTCTCCGACTTCAGTGATATTAAAATTATCAAAATCTAAATTAATGAAATTTTTTCTCAAGTCTCCGTTGGGCATTCTAACTGGCTGTATAGCTCTGTGCACATTTTCGCCTAAGTGTCTATACTTAAAGCATGTGAGCCTATGAGTGCCAAATAAATTTTGCTCTTCTGCAAGCTCGTCCATCGTTTTTTGACGCAAGGAAAGCAAGTGAGAGCTAAATTGGGTAATTCTATCAGACAGCGAAACTATACTTTCATCTTCAACGATATTATCTGAACTTCTGTTGTTTGTAATACCTGTTCGATTACTTTGAACAGAGGTAATCATAGCAATCTTGGGCTCATTTTCGAACAAGATATCTCTTTGTATTAGCTTTTTAAATTTATCTACCATCTCTCCGACAACCTGATACTCATTTTTATTACCCATCTTTTCGGAGGTAGTTTTAATATAATCGAAGCTTAAAATCATTGGGTTGCCTCGCTTGATTTGTCCGTAATAAAAGTGCTTGCATAACTGCATAATAGCATCAACTTCCATTCCGCCAACATTTTGATAATAGAATTTGTAATTCTGTACAATTTTCCATACAGCACGAACTTTGTTTACAGTTTCTTCTCCAGCTTGTCTCCATTGGCCTGTTTCAAGTAAGGAGAGTGGTACTCCTGATAAAGATGCGCATTGACGCATAATTAATTCTTCTTTACTCATCTCCCCATTATCTAAATGTAGGATTGGTATGCCTGTTTCTTGGGAAACTTTTGTACAAAAATCCATAACAAATTGAGTCTTTCCAACACCAGTCCTAGCGACTATTGTTGTGATATTTCCTGGTCTCAAGAGGGAGCCGTACAGCTCGTGTAATCTAGAGTGAGGTCCTGTGGGTCCAAAGTGTGTTGTTGGATTGTTTCCTTTTAATTCTACTAAATCCTCCATGTCAGTAAAAATATTTTGGGGAAAAAACTCTCCGTTTTCATATAAGTTTATATTGGATGAGTATATATCGTCCGCTTTATTAATGATTTCAGATAAATTTTTAGATGAATCAAAATGCTTCATCTCTTTCTGTATCTTTTGTGCATTATATGATATGTCACGTCTAACAGAAAGTTTTTTGACCTCTTTCGCCGCTTCCGCCACAGAATCTTTTGAGGACTTTTTGAGTTTTAATGCCCGAATATAGTCAGAGACATTAATATTGTCTTCAAAAGAAATACCTGATAGCTTTATACGTTCAGCTAGAATGATGTCATCTATGGAGTTACCTGACTCGTAATCAGATTTTAGAAAACTATAAATAATCTGATGCGGTTCAAAGAAAAAATCTTTAGACGACATGAAACTAGCAATTTCAACATACTTATCAGGGTAATTCAATAGCCCAGCAAGCAGTTGCTTTTCAACCTCCGAGGAATAAATCATATAATATATATAACAGAAATAAGAATTTTAGTCAAGCCCTTTATTGTTGTCCGGATCATCATTATTTTCTGCTCCGTACATACTTTCGGCCTCTTCTAAACCAATTAAATACTTTTCCAATGTTTTTCTGAGACCCATTTCAATGATTTGATTTTGGCTTCTCGTATATACCATAGGTTTACCCTGCTGATCAACATAAGCTAGGATAAATCCCTTGCTATGATCTGCATCTCCCGTAAATTCGAAGAGCTTTTCAAGCATAGCATCAGGTATGGAAAAAATATTTAAATTTTCTGGATCAATATTATTGCTCACTGTTTTATATTACACTTAGGTTACAGGACAACACCGAAAGATTTAAATAAATCAACGGATAATTTGTCATTTGGATAAATTTCTACTAATTTTATATTGTTTAATTCACAAAATTTCTGCTTTTCATTGTCTCTCCTTATTTGACTAAGAAAAGTAGATTTTGATTTGCCATGAAAGAAGGGAGTATACTTTAAATGTTGCCCTCCTTGAACTTCCACTGCAATGCTTTGGTTAGAGTTATAAAAATCGAAACGCATTTTTGTTCCGGCAATAGGAAATTCTTCGAAAACAATATCTGTGCACCAAAATGGTTTTAGGAACTGTTTTGTAGAAAATTGTAATTTACTAAGGCTTTTTCCGTCCCATTTTATTAAATAATTTTTAGGTTTTTTTACTCTTTTAGATGAACCGATTAGTGTTTTAAATACCATTATTTACTTTCTCTATAAATCAATTCTTTAAAATGAGAGATTAAAAAGTCTGTTAAAGCTGGATCTGATTCTAGTAGGGTATTCAACCTGGGTTCGCCTTGTATCTTTTCTGGAAACTCTAGTTTTTGCTCCTTTAGAATATCTAGAAAGTCTTGCTCTACCGAAATCCATGCCCCTTTTTTATTTATATAGCCCCAGAGGTGAAGCATATCTATCACCTCTTTTTCAACCCAAATAGATGTGCCGTTAGTTCTTCCATACTTGATTGGGTATTCCAGTGTATAGTTTGTTTTCTCGTTCGGAGACTTTTTTACAGTGATTTTAGCTATGTGACCAAGGATTTTATTCTTCTGTTGATCAATTGGCTGAGTTGGATTCTCTAGAATTAAGTCTTTTTTAAATCGAGGCTCAAATTCAAGAATATAATTTGCGAAATGGAGTAATGCATTGCCCCCTGTAGCCGTTGTTTGACGCACAGGAGCTTTGCTGTAAGGGTCTATCTTAATATCAGCACGAACTTGAGAGATGAAAATAGCCATATGGCCTCGCTTGGCTAAAGCAATGCTCATTTTTTGCATAAATTTTGCTCCAAGCAATGCGCCTCCAGCTACTTTATGAGCGTCCTCAAAGCCTTTGCTTAGGTCGTCTTTCATAATTAAACCATCGAGAGAATCCAGTACGAAGCAATACTTAGTTCCTTCTGGGTTTTTAGCGACTAAGATTCTCATTAAATCTAGAACTGTTTCATAAATGTTACAGTCAAATATAAAGCACTTTCCTTCGCCCCAAGAATCTTCATTATATGTAAAGTCAATCCCGCATCTTTGTTTCATTTCTTCAGAAAGTCGGCCTTCTGCTTTTATGTAAACACCTTTAGTATTTTCCATTTTTAAGAAGTTTTTCATGACTTCAAGAGCTTCTGAGCTTTTACCTCCTTCATTCATGCCTGTAAAGCGATGCAAACCTGGGCCTAACCCTCCGTCAAGTTCAAAGTCAACCTTCAGGCTGCCGCACGAAACTTTATAAGTAATCTCTTCCTCGAAATTA